ATGAGTTATCGACAGAAGAAGGATGTCGAGGCGTCGATCAAGCGCCGCGAACACACCGTCAAGGGCAAGGTGTACGTCTGCTACGAGGCGTATTTCGGCACCGATCCGTTCCCTCCGAGAAAGCCCGTCCGCATCACGCGGGACACGGAAGAAGAGCTGAAAAAGGCGATCAAGGATTTCTACCTTCGGCATCAGGCCGGGGGTGACGCTGCGGCACGGTTGACCGCCATACAGGCATTGGACGCAAAAACAGCCCTTGACGAGCTTGCGGCCGCAGGGGAGAACATTTCCCTTACCGAAGCCGTCCGAGCGTTCCTGGGCGGCGCTGTGCGCGTTTCCGGCAACGACAGCGGCATAACCATAGGTGCAGCGTGGCAAGAGTTCTACGACGGCAAGCGAGACGGCGACGACAAGACCAAGCACCGCTACTCCAGCGGGAAGTTCGTGCAGGCATACGGAGCGGACAAGCGGCTTTCGCTGGTGACGGCAAAGGAGGTCGTGGACTACCTCGAAGCCAACTACGGGAAACTTAAGCCGAAAACCTACAACTCCCACCTGTTGAGCATCAAGACGTTCTTCAACTGGTGTACGAAGGATGAACGCAAGTACATCCCCGCAAGCCCGATAAAGACGGTGAGGTTCAAAGAAGAGCCGTGGGAGGAACCGGAGTACATGAAGGTCGAGGATGTTGCGCGGCTGTTCAAGGTGCTGGAAGCGGAGAAGGAACAGCACCCAGAATACCTTGCGCAGGCCGTCGTGTCGTTCTTCTGCGGTAGCCGTGCCGTGGAAATCCGTCGCATGGCGATGGTCGAGGATGCGGCGAAGATTCACCTTGACGATGAGACGATCCGCATCGCCAAGGGCAAGGGGTTTCAGCGCGGGCGCCGGCCGAGGGCGTTCCATATCGAGCCTACGGCGATGGCGTGGATCAAGTCATTCGACTTCCTCGCCGCCCTGAAGATGGTTCGCAATGGCACGATTGCCGACATCTACAAACTGGCACGGAAGCATGATATTCCCGTGTTCCAGAACTGCGGACGGCATACATTCATAACCTATCACGTTTCCGCCTACGGCGATCCGGCCAAGACGCAGGCTATCGTCGGAACGAGCGCGAAGTACAGGGCTGAAAACTACTGCGGTCTCGCGTCAAAGGCCGACGGTGAGGCGTACTTCAGGATTCTGCCATCCTCGAACGGGCAAGAGACGGCAATCAAATGAGCGGCAAGAAGAGTTCTTCTGGCTGCGTAGTCGGCTTGTCGAAAATGCGGGAATATGCCGCATCATAGAAAGCGGAATCGACTTCGCAGCCGACATAATCCTTGCCCACCTGCCGACACGCAATGGCGAGACTCCCGGAGCCGGCGAACGGGTCGAATATGCGTCGAGCCCTGCTTCCATAAATGGAAAGGATCCACCTGTAGAGGGCGATCGGCTTTTGATGCGGATGGATCTTCTTCGCGCCAGTCTCTTCTCCCATCCTGTATCCGTCCCACGGGATCGAGACGAGATTGCAGGGAATCCTTATGTCAGTTGCGGCGATTTCCGCCTTGGAATACTTGAACGTCTGATTGCAGTTGCTCATCTTATCCCAGACGATGAGATAGTTTGTCGGTGGCAGAATGTCGGTAAAGTAGTTCCAACCCCAGATGATCCAATGCTTAGAGACGCGAATGATTTCATTGATACACTTCTCAGACGGCCTTGTGTTGTCGTAATTGAGCGCATGGAACTTGCGTGAAGTGTCACGGTCGCGCTTTTCCCAATCGCGTCCGATGCCATATGGAGGATCTGCAATCGTAAGGTCGAAGTAGCCCATTGGGAGCGTAGCCATAAACTTCTCGCAATCAGTGTTATGCAGGTCGATGTTCATTGGGTGACAATCTCCTGTCCGTAAACGGTGCTTTGGTATGATTCATCCTGATACCCGTTCCTGACGAGCCAGTTATGGGCCTTTGGGTAGGTTGGGATCTCCTGTAGGTAGCCGTTGATGTATTCTGCCGCCTCGTCCATTTCCTTCTTCAGGCGGGCGTTCTCGGCGACAATCCGTTCATGCTCGACGATCTCGCAGTCACCGTCGCAGCGGTCGCGGATGAATCCGCACCAGTTGCCTTTGTCCGGGCATTTGCCATCGTCACTTCGGCTCATTTTTTATTTCCTTTACCACAGACTGCTCCACCTTGACGATGCGAAGCCAGTCAGATGGATGATCCCTGTGTTCACTCTGGAAAACCTCTTCAGCCTCTTGCAAGGACGTGAAGATGCGCGTGTGGTATAGCCGACTCCAGTACGCACCCTTGTTCCGACTACGCTCAAGCCTGTATTCTACTTGAAACATTAGCGTCTCTCCTTGTTCGTTCTGCTTTCCTGTCATTTCGCTTCTCCTTGTGCCGCGATTATGCTGTCGTCCTTTGCGGCAAGCTCGGTGAAGAGGTAGCCGCAGAGATAAGCGCGGAGTTCGCCGTCGTCACAACCCGTGATGTGGAATATATAATCGACTGCGTGGGATATTTCGTGGACGAGCGTTGAAAGAGTGATGGGTTTCGGTGCATAGATGATTACGCCAGGTTCGACATGAGTCGTGAACGCCTTGTAGCCGTTGCGCGTCTTGCTGTCCTTGTCGGTTTCCTCCTTCGCAAGCCGCAGCCCGTCGGAAATCTTCAGGCCGTTGTATTCTGGAGCGCGGTTCTCCTCAACGAGTTTGCAGCATTCCTCGAAATCGCCGACGAGAAGCATGACTTGGATGTCGAACACATCGACTGTCGCGCAGATGTAGCAGGCTGATGGTTGCTTGGGTTTGCGTGTGCGTCGTTTGCAATCGGCTTCGTTCGTCATTTTCTCACCTCCGTGATGAACTCCTCCGCGCACCACCTGTGGTAGTGTGGATTGCTGATGTACTTATCAACGGGATGCCATTTACCCGTATACTCGCACCAGAAGCATTCCAGCTCCTCGTGCAAGTGCAAGCCGTCTTGAGTGTCGCAGTCTAAAACGACAGTCGTGAAGCCATCGCACCATCCCTTGCAGAATGCGTAGAACAAGCACCACGGCTTGCGGTCGCAGTCCATGATGGTCTTGTCGTCCATCCAGTACGCCTCTCCATCCAGCCCGTGGTCGATGTTCGCGAACTGGTTTGCGATCTGGCGGAGAACGGCGTCTGAATACTTGCCGCTCCCCCAAAACCGCCTTACGACATCCTCTGGGAACATCCCTGACGCGATTGTTGAGCGGAGTTCGTAGTACCGCCACGCGGCGACGAGCGTCGTCCACTCCCAGTCCGATAGGACTTCGATTTTCTTCTCTTTCTTTTTCATTTTTGTCTCCTTATGGTTCGGCACATCAAGGAATCAGATACTTGTCGTGAATGCTCATGACCCCCCGGAAGTCCGCCTCGCACATCGCCGCAGCGGTCATTACTGGTACGCTGTTCCCGATCTGCTTCACCTGTTCGCCCCTGTTGCCCGTAAGCACGTAGTCCTTCGGGAAGCTGTGAGCCGCCGCAAGTTCGCTCGGCTTCAGCATCCGAATGCGGATGTCGATCACGCGCCCGTCTTCCAATACCGGCCGCATTACCGCCGCCGAATTGTTCCGCGTCGTGATCGTGTTTATCGGCTCGTCGCCGCCAATCACGCGCCTCTCGTCGTCTGTATCTCCGGGGTGGCTCATGTCCATCACAATCGGCGTTATTATGCGCATCGCGCCGCCCGTGGTGAGGGTCGGCATCGGCTTGTCTGCCGGGCGGCACTTCGCGCAAGCGTCGCGCCCAAGCACAAGCGGCGTAATCATCCGCACGGCACCGCCCGTGGCGATTGTCGGGCACGGCTCGTCAATCGGCCTTGCCGCCGCGCCGCCCTGCTGCCCCAGCACAAGCGGTGTGCAAAGGTAGTCTTTCCGCACCGTTGTCTGCGCACGAAGCGGCTTGTCAATCCCGCGTGGCGCGTTGTTGGCCTGTTCCGTAATCAGGTACGGAGTAATCATGGAGAAGCGGTCGTGCGTTGTCTGCGCTGGCATCGGTGCGTCCGGCGGTTTCGCCTCGCCGTTCTTGAAATGGTCTAGAATCAGCGGATGGCACAGCATGTGGTGCGCACCCGAAGTGGTGATTACCGAAATGGGCGCGTCCACGCTTTCCGCCGTGCAATGTCTGTTCATGCGCACGATGAACGGGCGCACGATGGCCGTGCGGTTCGCCGTGTGCTGTGTCCGCAACGGCGCGGTCGTCGGCAGTACCCGCGTTTCGTCGTTTTCGCCCGCGCCCAACATATCCATCTGAAAGTCAAGCCCGTTGTACTTGCGCAAGCCAACCATAATGCGGCGCAGCGTGTTTTCCGCAAGCGGCTTCTCTCGGTTGAAGATCGACTTGCCTGTATCGGAAAGGTCGAGGCATTCGCGCACCCCGCGCCACTTCTTCAGCTCATGGCCGAACAAATCCGGCTGCGGGTTCTCCGCGTGTGTCGGCTCCGGCCACCGTATGCGCCCGCATCCCTTGCGCACGGCCTTCAGGAAAAACCGGCGGCGGCTCGTAGCATCGCCATAGTCGGCGCAGTTCACCACGCGCCACTCCACGGCGTAGTTCCGCGCCTCGATGGACGCAACCCAAGAGCGGAAGCATGAACCTTTCAGGCGTTCGATAGGCTTGCCGTCCTTCGTCAACGGCCCCCAATCCACAAATTCCGGCACGTTTTCGATGATGATACGCCGCACGAAAAGCTGGTCGAGCCACGTTAGCACCAGTTCGGGTTGCGCCCGGAGCTGGTTGCTGCGCGGCTTGCCTCCCTTGGCGCGGCTGTGGTGCGTACAGCTTGGCGAAGCCCACAGCAGGTCAACCACGCCGCCGGGCACAAGGTCTGCGGGTACGGCTTCCTCAATGCCCATCTGCTTTGTGTCAATGTCGGGATGATTGCGCTTCATGGTGTCCACGGCCACGGACCAATGGTTTATGGCGAGGCCCTTGTGGCGCATCTTCAGGCGCGAAAGGGCAAGTTCAAGCCCCGTGGAAGCACCGCCCGCGCCGCAGAAGAGGTCAACGGTATAAAATTCCCTCATGTCCCTCATGCCCGGCCTCCCGTGTACGTCACGCAAGCCGTAAGCGTAGCCGCCGCCAGCCAATAGATCATCATGCGCCAGTTGCACTTGGCCGCATACGGAACGCTTGCCGCCACGTCAAGCGCAATCAGTGCCGTCGGGAAGATGTACTCACTTTTCACCCGGCACCTCCGCTTTCTTCTTCATCGCAATCTTGCTTGTGTTCACCATCATTTTTCCCTTTCGTTTTTTGTTGTTGTGCTACCCCATCGAGATCAGATCGCCCTGCACCATCCGCCTCTGCCTTCGCGGCATCTTCGGAAGCGGCCCCGGAAGCGGAAGCGTTATGGCCTTCGTCGTTCCCTTTTCTGGCGTCCATCCGGCCTTGCTCCACGCCTCCGCCACATCGTCAAGCGGATGTTCGCAGCCTTCGCCGTTGCTTGACTTGTCGTTCCAGAACTTCCCGAACGCATGGCGGCACACGGTCTGCGTCCATTCCGGGCACTCTGCGCACTTCCGCCTCATTTCCGCCACCCCTGTCTGTCGGCCATGCGCCCGATCATCCGCCCCGCCATGTCGTGCCGCAGCGGCATCGTAAAGCCCCGCTTCTTCAAGAGCGTAGCCTGTTTCAAGCTGGCGTACCCGCCTTGCAGCCGCCTGAAGTATTCGTCCAACAGCTGCTTGCCCTGCCCGTAGGGGATCTTCTCGGGATCGACCCCGATGCGCTCCAGAAGCACCTGCGACTGCTTAGGGCTGAACCGCCGCCCCCTGTCCCATCCACGCTCCTGCACGGGTGACAAATCCCACTCGTTGAAGGGGTCGATCTTGGTGACGAGGAACTGCGCACGGGCCTGCAGCCCCGCACGGGTCGCCGCCTCCCGCTTCTTACGCGCCTCCACTTCCGCCTTTACCTTCGCCAGCTCCTCCGTCATGTCAACGGGCTTGCCGTTCTCGCGCACGCGCCGCGCAACCTCCGCCACCACTTCATCGTCGATTGTGCCGCCCAAGATGTCGGCGGTGCAGCACAGCTTGTGCCGCCCGGCGTTGCCGCAGAAGTCAACGATGAGGCAGGACGGCTTGCAGCTGCTGCGTATCATGGCGCATCGCTCCTGCGCCGTCGGCAGATCGCCAAGCAAGCCCGCCACCTCCTCCGCAGGGCGCGTTCCCCGTCCGGCCATCTGCGCGTACAGGGCGCGTGATTTCGTCGGGCGCGCCATCACAACCACCTGCACCCCCGCATCGTCGAAGCCCTCGGTCAGCACGCCCACGTTCACCACAAACTGCAAACGGCCAGCCTTGAAGTCGGCCAGCATTCGCCGCCTGTCCTCCTTGTCCGTCTTGCCGCACAGCCAGGCAGCCTTGTCGGGCTTGTAGCGGTTCAAGATCTCCGCCAGCCGTTCCGCCTGCTCTACCGTGGTCGCAAATATGATCGCCCTGCGGTCGCCGCAGATTTCAACCGTTGGCGCGGCAATGCCCTGCAGGTTGCGCTCGGCCTCCATCACCTCCGCGAGGTCGCCCTGGTTGAGGTCGCCGGCCGTGGTGCGGATCCCGCTGAAGTCCAGCGATCCGACCGTCACCATCTGCTGCTCGATGGGCACCAGCCAGCCGTTTTGGATTGCCTCCAGCACGCCGTACTCGTAGGCCACGCTCTCGAACACCTGCCCCAGCGCGGCCTCGTCCGCGCGGTCGGGCGTGGCCGTCACGCCCAGTACCTTGCATCTTGGGTTCTGGCGGTACCAGTCGATGCACCTGCGGTACGTGCCGGCCGTGGCATGGTGCGCCTCGTCAATCACCACAAGCCCGAATTCCTGCGGGTCGAACTTGCTCATGCGGCCGGCGCCGTCGCCGCCCGCGCAATGGGTCTGCACCGTTGAAACCACAACGGGCGGCATCTGCCCGAAGTAAGGCTGCACATGGTATTCGCCCATTTCAATCTGCGCCTCCAAGCCCGTGACGCGCTGTATCTTGTCGGCGGCTTGCGTGATAAGCTCCTCGCGGTGCGCAAGAACCATCGCCCGCGCGCCGCGTTCGTGCATCCGACGGATGATCTCGGCGAACAGCACCGTCTTGCCAAGCCCCGTCGGCAGCACGGCAAGCGCGGAAGTATGCTCTTCCCATTCGCGGAAAACGCCCTCCGCCGCCAATTCCTGATAGTCCCGCAGCTTCATTGCGCCGCCCTCCGCTGGTAGAACCTGCAACGCCCCGCCATGTCGGGCGTGGTGAAAACCTGCGCGCCGCATTGCACCGTCTCCATCGTGTCGCCCGTGTCAAAGTCGATTTCCATCTGACGGAAGCCGCAGAAATGGCGGCATCTGCTACAATCATGCGGCTCCGGCGTCTCGATTGTGAACACCTTGCCGACAGACTGTTTGTAATACGCGACCTTGCTTTCGGGATACGCCGAGCGGATCGTGCAGAAGGGAATGCGCAGGTTTCCGAGGAAGATCAGCTGGATGTACTCGCCGCTCCGCAGCGGATAACGCCCGCCGTCGTAGGTGGTGTCGTAGTCCAGCAGCTCCTTCGGCGTGTGCGCGTCGATCTTCAGCGGGCGAACCGCCAGCAATTCCGCCGAAGTCTGACCGTGCAGCTTCGGGTATTCGTGGCTGAATCGAATCGCGCTCATTCCTCGCCTCCCGCCTTTGAAAGGGCGTCTTCAAGTGCCGCTCGAACCTCCGCCGCGCCCATGAGGGACGAGTGCGCGAGGAACGCATGCGCTCGCCGCGCCGCTTCGTAGATGGCCGGAAGGGCGCAGAACGCCTTTGCGTCCGCCTCCGCCGTCGAGCCCCATGACTGCGCGAAGTCCTCGCTCCACGGCTTGCCGTCCGCGTCGGTGTCGTGGCACGTCAGCACCATCTCGCCGAGCGCGTTCACCTCTGCCGTCCACGGAGCGGGGGCGCATCCGAGTTCTTCAAACTTCTTCATTCCGCGCCTCCTTTCCTGCACGGGCAGCTCTCGCTGTGAATGATGCCGCCTTTGTATGCACCGTCGAAGATGATGTACTCGTGTCCTTCAATCTCAATCGAGTATATGTGGGTGCTTACGGATTGCTTGAAATACTTTTCCTTCGATGGGGCTGATGCCGAGTCGTCCTTTACACCGCACCCAGCGAGGCACAAAGCCGATGCGATGACGAGTACGTCGTTAAACAGGATCGTTTTCATTCCGCGCCCCCCGCCTTTGCGAGCGCAGCTTCTGCCGCAACCACTCGCGGACACTTGACGCACTTGCCGTCAACCTTATACGCGGAATTGCAATCTCCGCAGACGATTTCGAGAAGGCCGCGCAGGGCCTTATACAGGTCCGGGGCCGCCGCGATGAGACGCGCATCGGTACGCGCCTGTTCACTGCTGAACATGGCATTGCATTCCGCCACTATCCTTGTGCTTGTGGTTCCGTCATTCCTATTGTAATCGCACCGCACGATGTTATCTTCGCAAAACGGAACCCATTCGCCCTGCTTCCACGGAGCGGGGCTGATCCCCAGCTGCTCTATTGTTTTCATTTCTTTTCTCCTTCCTCAATGTATCCGTTCTTGCGGATGAAACTTAAGCATTTGTCGCACAGATCGATCCTTTTCCTTTCGCCAACAAGGCAACTTAACATGTAGGCATTCCCATTTAACAAGCCATTGGTATGGAGTTGCTCAATCTCCTTGCCGCACAGATCGCAGAAATAGATTTTAACAGTCATTCCGTTTCCCCTCCTTCCTTGGAGTAAGGCATCTGCGCCCATTGCAAAGCATTCGTTAGAGTCAATGTGTGATACAGTTGGCCTATAGCGTGATACCGTTTCTCCTGCTCCTTTACCGTCCCAACATCGCAGTTGCGGGGCGGAAGGTCAAGAACGGATTTCCCCTCGCGTATGGCACCGCACAAGGCTTGCAATATTCCGCCTCCATAGATGTCGTTGTCGATGGCTCTTTTCGCAAGGCATTCAAGCTGCCGTATGTCGGATTCCGCAAAACGTGTAAGGTTTTTCAACGCCTCGCGCACAGCAGCCATATTGCCGATCGGTAGGTTGGCGAACTTTTCGTTCGTGAGTTTCACACCTTGCGTTGCCGCCTTGGTTGCGATTTCAACGCGCTCACGCTCCCATGCCAAATGTATGCGATCGGCAAGAGGAGCGTATTCGCCACTCAGCAACTCTTCCTCGATCTCTGCAAGCGTTTCTTGTCTCAGTTCTCGTGACATAGATCACCTCTTTTCTCTGGTCTGCCGAGTTGCTGGCGTCCCTCCAGAACGTCGATGAGACGCAGAAGGACGGCGATTGCGTCGTAGCACTCCTCGACAGCCGCCGCCTTGTCGCCGCGCGCAAGGACCTCGCAGATCTCGGCAACTTCACAATTCGCAAGCGTCTCTGCGTAGACTTTGCCTTGCTTCCGTTCGATATTTAGAAGCATGCGGACGCTTTCCAGATCCCTCTTCGCCTCTTCGGCGTCGTTATCGTCGATGAACAGCCTGTCCGCGAAGTACGGATGCTTCTCTCTCGCGTGGTCGTAGTGCTCTTGGATTTTCTCGATGTTCATAGGTTTAGTCCTTGTTGGAATCCCTGTTGGGTTTCGGGTGAAAAGATTTTTGAATGACATTCCAGGCGTTCGGCCGTTATCCATTCCTCGCGCAGCTCGTCGTCCTTGCCCCATTCAAGAAGGTACTCGGTCTGGTCGGACGCGCGGACGGTGATTGCCGTGCAGACGGTTTTCCATTTCGGATCGCCGAAAAGCAGCACGACATCACCGATTGAAATCTTGGTATTGATCGTCATTGTCATTACCAGCGATTTGTCCTGCCACGGTTGAAAATGAGTGCCATGACAAGGCAAAACACCACGAACACGCCAACAATCGCAAGAGAAATCCACATCGGAGCCAATACCCACCACCAAGACCAGTCGATTCTGTCAATGAGCTTTAGGACGATGAAGACGATTTGCAGCAGACCGAAAAACGAAATGCCGCCGTAGTTGGTTTGAGAGCTTGCCATTTTCTGTTCCTTTCGTAAAAGTGCCCAGCCGCCGTTACCCAGAGCGACGGCTGGGCACGGGTTGCTATTCGACTACCACCCAATCCTCGGAGAGCATGTCGGTCTGCGAGGCAAGCCAGCCGGTCAAAACTTCACCGGTCGCAGTTTTCATGCGAACGCTGCCGACAAACACCACGGTGCCGCCATTCGCGTCGCTGATGGCCTTTAAGTGCGGATCGGTGATGTTCGGGCAATTCGTGATAGTGCTTCCGGGCATCACCCAGACATACATGCCCTTGCCGTTCCAACCGCGACGGGCAACCTTCTTGCCATTCTTCATGGCCTCGATGGCCATGCCGAACGTCATGCCGTCGCAGGGACGCCCCGCCGCCTCGAACTGCGCCTTGGGGCACCACGACACGTAGCCGTCGGGATAGTGGACGATATAGCCCTCGTCCTCGGGGCGGCATTCCATGTTGGCCCTCTTGGCGTTCGGCCACTTTTCGCAATACTCGCCGTAGCGCATCGGCTCGGCCTCGACCTGGTGCATTCTGATGTACTTCATTGATTTACTCCTTGTTTGTCCTCCGGCACCATGCCGGAGAAAGCTTTAGACCGCCCACGGCACTTGCCGTATGCGAAGATGTGCGGGAAATCTGTTTATGTCGGTCACGCAACGCCCGTTTATCGACAACTGCTTCACGAATACCGGCACTTTCGCGCGCATACATTGATCGACGAGGGATTCCACCCATTCGATCTCGCAGGGACGGCGTTTCGGACCGGATTCGCAACCGACAACTACCCACTTCAACCGCTTGTAATTGGTCTTGCCCTCAAAGCCGGAAAGGTCGATGGGGTCAAGAAGCGGCTCGGCGGACAGCCAGATGTTCATGCCCTTTAGCGACTGCGGATATAGCCCTAAGTCCAGTATTCGCCAGTCGTAGTACGCTTGATTCTCAGCCGTGAATCCGAAGTAGTGGTTGACGAACCAGCACTTTGGAAGTTTGAGGTCGTTCAAGGCATACTCCATCGCGGACACCATTCGGGGAAGTCGTTTCGTAAGCCAAAGATACTGGGCTTCAAGCGCAACGCCATACTCAAACGTGGCGTTAATGTCTGCCGCCATTTCGCCACAGTTGCGCCACTCCCCGAACAAGTCGGTCATGTTGCCGCAAAAGACTACTCCCTTGCGCGGTGGCTTCTTCTTCGAGGCCGGATGAGGGGCAAAGCTATTGTGGAAGCGGTCTGACATTGCCTTTGCGTAGCAATGCTCACAGGCCGTCGAACACGGCTTGCAGCCGATAATCGGATTCCATGCCCTATCCCAGTATTTGGCGCGCGGCCATTGGATGAGGTTGTTCATTTTACATTCTTCCTTTTCAGGGTTTACAAGTAGTCATCATCAGATAGTGGCTTCTCTGCGTATTGCGGACACGCCGAATATCCGCGCTGCGGGTACCATGCCGCGTTGCGGTTCTTGCAATCGCTGGCGTATGGCGGCGGCAACGCTTCCTGCTCGTAGTGTACGCATATCTTGCATGAGCGTATCGCCTCACGGCTATAGGTCTTTCTCTTCATCTTCCTTATCGAAGAACTCGCCTAGATCGAAGCGGAACGCCTTGACGATTCGGGCGACGATGAACGGCGTCATCAGCCCTATGTAGAACATGACGATGCCGGTAATGACGATCAGCAGGACCGCAAGCCCGGCGTCCATCTTTGTTGACAGTTCTTGTGTAAGCTGTTCCATCATGCACGTCCTTTCATGCGGCGGCGTTCCATGCCTACGGCGCACGACACGATGCCGTTTGCGTACACAAGAGCGTTGTAGTATGGCGTTCCACGATGGGTCTCGCTCTCGTCGAAATGCGTTTCCCGTCGTTCGATGATCTGTCCGTCGAGATACACAACAACCTCGGCGATGTGGTCGGAATCTGACGTGCGCTTGAATCGCGCCAGAATCCATCTTATCTTGTTCAGCAGTTTTCTCATTGGTTTTCTCCTTGTGGATCGGAAAGGTCGGTTATCGAAATCAGGACGCCGTGCTTTTCGTTCGGATCGTGCCATATCTTCGATATGACTTCACGGCAGACAAGGGCATCGTCCTTCCAGAAGCCGCACTCGGTCATGCAGTCTTTGAGCATCTTCTGGAGGTTGTCGGTGTCGGGCTTCGTGGTCTTGTATATGCCCTTGACGCCTTTCGGGCGGCGAAACGACCATTCGGCGCAGAACATGATCGGGCAGTTCCACGGCTCTTTCGGGGCAAACGGTTTCAGCTTCGCGACAAAAAGAGCACGCGCCTCTTTCAATTCTGGCGGCATGTAGAACATCGGCTTGCCTTTCACGACGCGCAACTTCTTCTCCTGGTGCGTGACGGTGGGCGGGTTGGGCTCGAAGTTGAGGAAGAAAGCGATGCGGTTCATGATTCCTCTCCCTTCGATGTGAGGATTACGCCGTGCTTTACCTCCCAGCCGATCTTCTTGCACCAACGGAGGATCGTGCGCTCTGACTTCTTGGTGAGGTTCGCGGCCTTGTCCATCGTCCATGTGACGTTCGGATCGAACATGACCTGCTGGCGGAAGGTCTCGAATGGCGTCATCTTGTCCTTCTTCTCCTTGCGTTGGTACGAGCGCCGTCCTGCCGCCTCTTCTCCCTCTGGCGCACAATCGTCGAGCAATCCGTCATCGTCGAGAAGGTGTACGGGGAAGCGGAACCACATGTTCTGCTCCTTCATGGAGGGAAACTCGCGGAGCGTGAAGGACGCTCGCCAGCCGGAAATGCGCTCCAGCTCCATGCGAATCTTCGCCCTGGCCTCGCGGACGCGCGACATGGCTTCCTCGTCGAAGCCCATCTTGCCGACGGCGGCGATGAAGCGGTCTGCCACAAGCTGATCGTCCTCGCCGACGGAATCAAGCCAATCGTCGGAGTAGGCGTACTGCTTGGCCGTCTCGCGTATGGCGTCGCATTCTGCGTTGTTGGAGAACACCTTGCGGGCGGATTCCGATTCAAGCGGCAGAAGGTCGATGAGCGCATCCGGGTCGCGTGCGAACACTCCGGAGCCGGACGCACGGTCCATAGAACGCTTACCGCCCTGCGCTCCCTTGGAATGGTGGTGGCAGAAAACGAGCGTGGCATTGCAATCACGGGCGATGCGGTCGAGGTGGCGGCAGAACTCCGACATTTCCGCTGCGCTGTTCTCGTCGCCAGTCAGCACCTTGTAGGCGGGGTCGAGGATGATGAGCGAATATCCTCCGGCGGCGGCGCAACGGCGGATAAGGCGCGGAGAGAGCTTGTCGAGCGGCATTGTGCGTCCGCGCAGGTGCCAGAAGGAAATCATGTCGGCGTGGGCTTGCGACGCGCCCATGGCTTTGTAAACGTCGAAGAAACGGTTGATGCACGAATTGCGGTCAACCTCGAAGTTGCAGTAGAGGACACGTCCGGGGCGGCACTTGTGCCCGAGCCATTGCGAACCTTCCGCAACAGCAATCGCAAGCTCGATGAGGAGGTACGACTTTCCGGCCTTGGACGGCCCTGCGATGCACATCTTGTGTCCGACACGCAGGATGCCCTCGATCTGCTCCGGCGCAAGGGCGGGGCGTTCCTTGAAGTCGCAGAGGGTTTCAAAGTCCGGCAGATCGTCGTTGGGGTCGCGAATCCAGTCCTCCCATTCCTCCCACGACGCCTTGCCGCAAGTGCGGTCGATGATAAACTGCTTCTTGCCCTTGCGCATGAGGCCGGGCATGCGCGAATAGCGGGACGGATTGCGGTTCTGGCGGTCAACTGGCAGTCCGTTCTTTGCGCAGACCTCAAACAGGAAGTCAACGCGCTTGTGGTACTCGTCGAGGTCGGAAGCGAACACCTTGACGATGGCGTGGGCGGACTTTCCGCCGGAATGGACGATGCAGGCGCACGGCAGTTCGAGCTTGTGGTAGATAGCGACCTGCTTCTCGATGTCCATGCCGTCCGATTCGACGAGCGCATAGCGGAAGTCCGTCACGTTCACGTCCTTCACGCCCTTGCCGTCGAGCGGGTTGATTCGGATGTAGCCGCCGGATTCCTCGTTAGGCGTCCCGAGGGCGTTGTCGAGCCGTCCTTTCTTCAGCTCCTTCAGGATTTCGGCCACGGTGCGGTCGTACACGCCTCGAGACGGAATCCAGCGGTCATCCTTCTGGAACGGGTTTACGCAGTAGCCGATTATGTCTTCCGGCGTGAAGAGGATATTCAGATACTCCGTCAGCTCCTTGCAGGGATCCCACTTGGACGGCTCTTCGACAACTTCGTCTTCCAGCCATTCGGGGTTCACTACCTTCAGATCGTCCTCGGCGATCTGCGAATCCCACGACAGGGGGACGGCATCGACGGCGCCGACATGCGCGGAGGATTCTTCCCAATGAAGCGGAGAACGCCGTCCGAACTCGATTGCCTCGGCCCATTTGCGTCTGGCTTCGGCCTTGTTGATCGAAAGCGAGACGGCAACCTGTCCCAGACGGTCGCATTCGTCGGATGTGAGCGCACCCATGGCGAGATACCCGCCAGCGCGGCGTCCGATGTCGCGCAGGCACTTGTGCATCTGCCCTTGCACCATTCCGTCCGCAAGGTTCTTCTCTACTGATTCATAGCAAGTCATGGCACGTAAGTTTCTGGATTGATTCCGGCAGGTATGCGCCATTGACAGACGATGATGCGCTGGGTCATCTTCTGCGCCTGCGCTTTCGTCCACTTGGCGACGTTGCGGAATCCCTTTGATTCAAGGAAACGAATCTGCTTGGGCGTCGAAAGCCCGGCGGCGCGTCTTGCGTCGTGCTGCTTTATGAGCAGTTCCGCTTCTCCGAACGTGGCGGGTGCGCCGAATCCAAGACGCTCCAGTTGGTCAAGCTGCTGCATCGTCGGGTTTCCGGCATCGCGGTCGGTAAGCGGCTGGTAGTTGGAGAGGTTCACGTCCTGCACGGAGTAGGCGTACTGGAGCGGATCGACAAGCCTGGCCTTGCGGCGGCGCATCTTCTCCAGCCGTTCGGCAAGCGCCTTTTCGCGCTTCTGGACGGTTTCGGATTCGGCGTCGGCGAGAGCGTCCGCGCTGATCTCCATTTCGCCCTGTCCCTTCTCCTGCTTCTCCGTTATGACGGAGGCGACTTCCTCGTCGTCAGTAATGAGACAAGCCGGGCGGCAGAGGTCATGTGACTGCGTGAGCCATAGAAAATCAAGTAGTAGGAGATTGCGCTTTCCCTCTGCAAGCCGAGTTCCGCGTCCAACCATCTGCGTAAAAAGAGCGCGAACCTTCGTTGCCCGAAGAACACAGATGCAATCACAAGTCGGCTCATCAAATCCTTCTGTGAGAAGCATAGAGTTGAGCAGTACACAGCCCGGTGCAGCAGAGCTAAACCATGCGAGCACTTCAGCTCGGTCTTTCGATTCGCCATTGACTTCGCGGACTTCTTTAACGCCCGCCTCACCAAGAAGAGCAAGCATTTTGCGCGAAGTAGCAATAAGGGGTGTGAATACAATAGTCTTGCGGTCACGGCAACGCTCCTTTATCTCGTTGCAGATCTGTCGAAGGTACGGTTCAAGGGCAGAGCCAAGCCCTGCAAGCTGATAGTCGCCGCCCTGCTTCGCGACGCCCGAAAGGTCGATCTGCAACGGCACGGTCTGGGCGCGGATGGGGCACAGGTAGCCGTCTTGGATCGCCTGGACGATGCTGTACTCAAAAGCGATCTTCTCAAAAACCTCTCCAAGGGAACGGAGGTCGCCGCGATCAGGCGTGGCGGTGACGCCGAGAAGGTGCGCGTCGGGGAAATGTTCGATGACGGCGCGGTATGTGTCTGTTAGGGCATGGTGGCACTCGTCGATTACGATGAGGGAGAATTCGTCCGGGGCGAAACGCGCAAGCCGCTTCGGGGACTTCATCGACTGGACAGAGCCGACAACGACCGTGTACGGCGGCTCGTCATAGCTCACGTCGGAAGTCTCTTCGGCCTTTTCAAGCCCTGCCACGATTCCCGTTGCGGTGCGGAGTTTGTCGATGGCCTGTTGCAGCAGTTCGCCGCGATGGGCGAGGATAAGGATGCGTCCGCCGCGTTTCACCTCGCGCGCGGCAAGGTGCGAGAAGATGATGGTCTTCCCGCACCCCGTCGCAAGGACGATCAGGCATGAAGAGACTTCGCGAAAAGCCTCTTCGACTGCCTGAACGGCCTGTTCCTGATAAGGACGGAGCTTCATTCGTAATCGTCCTCGCCTGGTTCGCCGTCGCCCCCCGTGGATTCTGGAGCGGGGTCGAGCCACTTCTTGACGGTGTTGGTGGTCTTTTCCTCGCCGTCCTGCTTGTACTTGCGCGTGCCGATGAGTGCGCGGCCGGTCGCTCCCTCCACACTGTCCCACGGCATCTTCTTCGTGCCGTCGCCGTGCTTGCGCAGGCCAAGGCATGTGAAAAACTGGAACAGCTTCCACTTGTTCCCCGCGTGGAGGAACAGGTATTCGCGGAAGTACGCCGCCTCGCCTTCGTCCGTCTTGACGAGCAGCTGGAGCTTGGCGACGGGGCAAGACGGAATCTTCGCGTCCGGCTTCGCCACGTACTGATCCTTCTCGAACTTCTTTACGGTGAAGGTGTATTCACCATCCGGCAGCAGAATGAAATCGTTTTCCTTCTGCTGTTCTGTGGCCTCGGTTTCGTCGAGGTCTGCATCCCATGAGAGCTTTTCGTTAGCCATTTTGGTTTTTCCTTTCTTTGTGTTTACTTCTTAAGAACCTGCGCGATCCTGTCCATGCCTTTCAAGAGCCATTCCACGAAAGCGTCAGACCATTCGGAGAGGGACGAAACCTCGCCATAGCGGTCGGTATGCTTCGGGTTGTACTTGTCGAACATCTGCTTCTCGGTGAGGTCGTATGCCGCCATCGCCTTGCGGAGCTTCGCGATGATCGGACGCTCGTCCGAATCGCCCTCCAGTTCCGGCGGCAGATCGTCCTTCGGCTCGGGCTTGGGCGCGACATTCGGCTTCTTCGCCTTGGGCTTCTCCTCTGCGGTGGCCGGCTTCGGCTTCTCGGGCTTCGGCGCGGCCTTGTCGGTCGAAACCTCGATGATGCCCGGAAGGTTCTTCTGGAACACGTCGAGCGTCATCTTCTTCTTCATGGGCGAACCGTCGGGCATCGTGATGTAGTTGCGGCATTTTCCGTCCCAAGTAGAGGAGTGTTCGGTGTAGATCATGCGCGTCTCGTCAACGGCAATCGTCACCTTGGAGCGTTCCTTGCCCTTGGTCTCGGTGAGGACATCGTAGATGCCAGTCACGTAGAGGTCGGACGCTTCAAGGACGGTGGCGGCGCACTTCGGCGGCATTCTCATCGACCAGCGGTTCCAAGTCTTGCCTGAGGTTTTCTCCGTGAAGGTCTTGTTGCCGTCAATGTGGACGGACACGAACACATCAATGCCGCAGCCACGGGCGATGTCGGTCTTGAGGACATCCCAAATCTTCTCCCATTCGGGCTTGAAGATGTTCCAGCACTTGCCGTAGTCGAACTCTTCCATGCTCGCCCACTTCTCGCGTGCGCAGAGGTCGGCGGACAGCACGGACACCAGCTTGTCGGCGGTGTCGATGCAAAGGGTTTTCATATCGTCCGGGCCCTTGCCGCTTTTGATCTCCTGTAGCACCATGAGCAGCCCGGCAACCGTGCCGTCGAACTCGATGCAGGGAACGTCAAGGCCGAAACTGCCCTCGTCCACGTCGAGGAAGTACGCGCCTGGCAATTTCGCCATTGTGGTTGACTTGCCGAAACCTTCGACGGCGGCAATCGCGGCGACGATTCCGCGCGGCTTCTTGTTCTCGCGTCTGATGGTCATGCCGTCACCTCTTCCTTGAAGGCCTTTTCGATTGCGTCGGCGATTTCATCGTTCTCGCACTCATTGAAAAACTCCATGAGTCCCACCTTCTTGTGGATTCTTTCCTTGCGGCTCCTCACAAGTTCAATAACGGCATCCGCGCCATAAGGCTTGTCCCACGGTGTGACCGTGATACTGCTGCCCTTGTCAACGCTGAACGCAATACCAAAGCGACTCTGCCTGACCGCATAGAAGAAGTAGCCATCCTTGTTGAAGGCGAATCCTTCTTGCGCAAGCTCCATTCGAAGCGGCAACACCACGGTGCCAAGCATGACCGTGTGGCATTGCAACACCTCCCTGACTTTCGCATTGTCGATGTTTGCGCTGATGAAGTGCGATACCTTTGCGAAGGAATCCTGTTCGTCCTTCAGAGAAAGTATCTCATCAAGGTACTTCGCCTGTTCCTTTGTAGCAACGCCAACCTTGTTCGTGAAGTTGACCTTGTTGTCGGGCGGCAACTGTGCGCTTGCTGGCTTTTCTCCTTTGAGCGCAGCAACAATCTCTTCTTTCGTCATTGTGCTTTCCTTTCGGGTTTTACTCGTAGTCATCATCGCCAAGTTCCTTCGGCTCGGGCTTCGGCTCGGCCTTTGGCTTGGCAACACTCTTCTTGGGCATCGGGATCTTAACCTTCTCGCCCTGCGCTTCGCCGTCCTCGATGACAAGGGCGCATTCCTCGCCCGTCGATACGCGGGTGGCGATGCACTGCAAATCGTTCTCCTTGAGCCAGTTGTCGAACTCGGCAAGGGTTTCCAAGTCCAACTGCTCCAGCTTGTCGAGCAGAACGAACTTGCAATTGGGGTTGAGGCGCGACGCGATGGCGCAACCGACAATCATCTGCTGTGCGCCAGACATGCAATCCCAAGCCTTGCCGTCAAGAAGGAGCGTGCCGTCCTCCACGGTGAGTCCGGGATAGGGAAGGTCGCAACCGTCGAGAAGCGCAAGCCGCTTCGCACGGATTTCCTCGATCTCCTTGGTGAGCGTGTCGTACTGGTCGCTCAAATCGTCTGCCTCTTCCTCGCGCAGACGCTTGGCCTCGTTCTCGGCGATCTTGCGGTTGGTTTCCTCAAAGTCGGCGATCTGCGCCTCAAGTTCCGAAGTGTCCTCCATTTCAAGGTCGGCGGATTCAGCCTCGGCAATGTTAGCCTCAAGCCTCTTGACGGCTTCGGTGATCTCCTTCAACTGCGCCTTGTAGGTGGCAAGATGCCGCTTGTTCGCCTCCAGATCGTCGGCCAACTTCTGCTTCACGCCGTTGCGGCCAAGAACCTCCTGTTGCTGGGCGATAAGTTCCTTGACGGAAACCTTCTCGTCCGGCACATCGTCGTGATACGGCATGTCGGCAGCAGCCTTTTTCTTCTGCTCGGCCATGCGTCCGACAGTCGTGCGCGTGTCGTACTTCGCCTTTTCCTCGCGCTCCAACTTCGCCAGCGCATCGCCGATGCCAAGAATCTGCAAGAGGATGTCGGCTTTCTCCTTGTCCTTGGCAAGAAGGAACTTCGGCAGGTCGATTGCCAACTTGCTGATGACCGCATCGAGGATGGCTTGGCCGTGACGCTTTCCTTCCTTGTCTGTGACGGTGAGGTTGGAGTTCTTGCCCTTGCGTTCGATGACAAGCCCATCGTCCGTCTCGATGTGGATAACGGTGTCCGCAACCGCACCTTCGCGCCGGAGATTCGATGGCTTGTACTTCTCGCCGCCCAATGCGTAGGCGATTCCGTCCAAAACGGAAGTCTTGCCCTGCGCGTTCTTCCCTCCGATGACAGTCAAGCCGTCGGCGGAAGGTTCAAGACGAATCGCTCGGATTCGCTTGACATTCTCCATCTGGAGTGATGTTATCTTCATTTGTGCTTTCCTTTCGTGTAGTAGGCGGCTTCGTACCGCCCATAAAAGTTCTTTACGCGCGTTTTCCAGATCCAGCCTTTCGACACCATGCGGTTGAGCGTCCACCACTTCACATTGCGGCTCCTGGTCGTGCGCAACACGATGTCACGCGCACGGAGCGGCTTGCCTGCCTTGCGGAGGATGGTGAGTATCTCGCGGTATCTGGCCTTGAGGGAATAGGGGTCTTTGGGCTTGTCTATCAACATTGTGTGACGCATTCCGATTTCATCTTTTCGCTTGAGCAGGGCTTTCGCCGTCGCAATGTCGCAGTTGGGACAGTTGTATGTCCGCAAACACCCGCTGCAATGATTCGCAAGTGTGCGCATGTAGGCTACGCAATCGCGTTCCCAGTTTGCCTGTTCGACTGTACTCATGAGCGGCGTTCGACCTTTGAGTTCTTGGCAAGCCAGCCGACAAAAAGCGCGTAAGGGATTCTGCGCGTGTGCCCGTTCAGACGGAAGTGCGGACAGACGTTGCGCGTCCGGCGCATCCATGCCCGAAGTTGCTCCGGCTTGATTCCGTCGATCTCCGCAATCAGTTCGTCCGGCGTTGCGATGTCGGACGGAATGAACGAGAACGGATCTTCAATCCCTCTCCGCGAACGATTCAAGATGCGCAAGACCTCATCCGAAGAGATAAGCCCAGACCTCGACGAGCCGATCAGCCTGTACGACTGCCGGACGTTGAGGCGCAACCTCTCGCAGATCAAGTCTCTGCGCAGGAAGTTCATTCGACGGCTTTTCCTTCGTTGATGGCCTGTGCCGCCTTGAGCGTATAGAAACGCGCAAACGATGCGGCGGAGCGGAGTGTCTTCTCGGCGGCGGACTTGATAGACTGCGCCTCGTCCTCGGTGCAATAGAACTGCACCCCAATCTTCCTCCCCTCGGCGGGGCTTGTCTCGTCTTCTTTAGCGGACATTCTGTTATTCCTTGTGACGTTCTGTTATTACTCTGGACAAAAGTAGTGGCGTTTATAGTCAGGCTGTGATATAATGTCGCTACCTTGCCTTTGAATGGCGTGTAGTTTATCACAATCTGTCATAGGAGTCAATAACAGGATGTCAAAAAAAATAACAAAGTTTGCGGAGCGTCTTCGCGCACTTCGCGGAACGCGCAGCCAGATGGAAATGGCAGCGTTCGTCGGCGGCATAACCCAAGCGGCTTGGGCGCAATGGGAAATGGGCGCACGACAGCCAAAGCTGGACGTGTTCGCCCACCTCTGCAAGCGGCTCGGCGTTCACGCCGACTGGCTTCTTGGGATGGACGATTCGCCACAGCCGGCCAAGCCGTCAATCGACGAGCAACTGGCATTGCTCAAGGCTAAACTCGGCGAAACGTCAAAGAGCATGGAAGGAATCATGGCGCAGATCAGCCGCCTGGAGAAGGAGCGGGAAAAGCCGTGAAAGCGATAGCGTATGTCGTTGCGTATTGCCTAGCGTGTTTCGCAGGGATATTAGTTCTCGCGTTCGCGTTCTTCTGGTTCTCCGAACTGCTCATCCCGAATCGTCCAGTAAACTACAGGCTTCTTGCTCAAGACACGTTCGATTGGTCGGTGAAGATTTGGGGCGCGGCTATGATCGTATCCGCCATTGGCTACTTCGTGAAGAAACCCAAAGGTGGGAAATGAAACTCTCTGGGACGGCGATTGCGCTGTATGTCCTTGCGGCATGGCGCACAAGCGGATGGCGCGGGCTTGTCGGTTCAATCGGCTTGGTTTCATGTGTGGCATTTGCACGGGCAGTAGAAAAAGACATCGACCGCAATTATGCTTTTTGGCTCGACCTGATATACTGGTCGATTCTCTTTGTGCCGTTCTTCCTGAAATGAGAAACGCCGCCAGATTTCTCCGGCGGCGCATCGGGTCACTCAACCCAGTCTTGCGGCTTCAAGTCCGGGTGGTTCTTCAACAGCGAACGCGCAAGCCTGTGCATCGCCTCCGCGATCTGTATATCACTCTTGAATGCGTAGCCGCGAAACACCTGATAGTCAGGCTCTCGCACGGTGAGGGAGCGCGTGGGAACGGCTTTAAGTTCTGGATTCGTTTTCGATCCGGCTGGTCTGCCGCCACGGTTGTGCTTGCGGCTCTTCGCCGCTCTGCTTCTCGCCGCCGACAGTTCGGCGGCTGATTTCGTTTTTCTGACGTATGCCATGATGTGCTTTCTTGGGTGTGAAAAAATGCGGTCTGTATTATACCAAGCCGCATTAATGAATAACAGCAATTGAATCAAATAGTCTTGATTTTGTGGTCTGGCGACACGCGCCCGAAATCGTCGATCACGGCGATGTCGAACGGAGCGGTGGTCGAAAGCGGCTCACCGAGCATCGACACAAGCGCATGATACGCCGCACGGCTTATGTGCGGTTCGTCTATCCTGTCCGTAGGACGGCTCACAACGACCTTGCGGCCGCGCTTGCCGTCTGCCGAACGTATTTCCGCCTGCACGATTCCAACGCCGCACAAGGCGTTTATCGCGGCTTCTCGCTTGCGGTCGAGTTCATCCGCAGTGCGCGTCAGGTCTGTCAAGAGCGACACGAATTGCGGAAGTTCCGGCGTAGCCGTGCCGCCCCCCCCTGCGGCACGGCGGTAGGCGATCCAGAAGTTGTGCGCGGACGATACGCGATGGTAGCATTCGCGCACAAGTTCAAGTTGGGTGCTGATGTCCTTGATGTTCATTACGCTTCCCACGCCTTCCAGTAGATCGTGCTCATGCCCATCTGCCGTCCGGCAAGCCGGAACCTGATGTTGGCTATCGCCTTCTTCGCGCTTACCGCCCACGTCTCGAACACGCCAACATGGGTTTCCACTATGTATCTCTTTTTCATTTCTGATTCCTCCAGTAGTTTCCGATTGTTAGCGCATACACGCGCGCCGTTGGTATTGCGTCCAGCGCGGCAAACGCTGTCACGCCGGACGAAACGCAATTGTCAATAACGCAGACACAACCGTTCAATACGGCGTTTGTCCGCATGAATATGGGCGTAGGTTGCAACCCTCGTTGTTTCTGCTCGTAGCTGCTTTCGTGCGGATCGCATGAAAGCGCATCGCACACCTTGCGGTGTGAAAACTTTGCAAGGCGTAATGCTACATCGAGCATTGTATCCGCTCGTCCTCTATGGCTAGGCATTGGCACAATTATGCAATCTAGCGGCAAAAGCCGGTCAAACAGAATTGCGGCCATGTCTGCATATTTGCCAACTCCGTCCTTCACTCCGTGCGCGACTTCTCGCAACAGTCCTTCATGACGGCAAAGGCAAATGATTCCATTGTGTTTCATCGTCACTCTTCGGGTTGGTCACGCCACAGATTCAAACAGCGGCATGGGTTCGTCTTCGGTTTTATTCTTGCCAAGGTTGGGATAGAGTTTGTCCACCCGCCGGCAAGCCAACACGGCACGACAAAACAAATCCGCAGTCCATGTTTTGAAATCTGCTTCTGTCGGACAAAGTATGCGCTCGTATTCATCAGCGGTCATTGCCTGCTCCTCAGTACATCCAAGGGTCAAAGTAGGCTTCAACACCGTCAATCACAACTTGCAGGCACACAGATGGCTTGCCGGGCTTTCCGACACGCGCAATGCGTCGCCAGTTATGATTGTCGGCGTCGATTGTCTTTGGCGCACAACGCAGAACATATCCACGCTTTTTCCAATCCTCAATAGCGTTGTCGAAGATTTTTACGGCGCGTGGTTCTGGGTTTTCATCATCCCCGTATAATCGCAATGTGCCAAACGCTGGATTGAATTCCGGAAGCCAACTTTGCTCTTTGCCGAAATCAAGCTCTTCACATTTCGCGTCTTTCGCAGGACAGGCAGATAGTTTTATAAACGCTTTGCACTTCAAGAGTTGCATGGCGCGTTCTCCTTCGGTTCGGTTTTTCCGGCAACGATGTTGAATCCATCCTTGACCAGTTCAAACAGTTTCGGGTCAAACGGATCGGCTTCAAGCCGTTCAAGGAATTCTGCAAGCGACATTGCCATGGTTCGCCTCCTATCGCATCTTGCCGAAGTCATCAAACGCCTTGACGGCGTTTGCGTATGTGCTGAACGTCCGCTCGGTCGCGCCTACGCCTCGCTGGTAGGTGTGCAGCCGATAGGCCACGGCGTTGGTGTCCGTGTCGATCTCCGCCGTGAGAATGGCGTTGTCCCATCCGCAGCGGCGGGAGATTTCAACGGTGAGCTTTTTTCTGTTCATGGTCTGGCTCCCTTCAGTCGTTGTAGAGTTTTTACACGTTGTCAAAGCATTCACGCGCCTCTTCGAGCGTCGCGAACGAGTAGTATTCCTCTCCGTTAAGGCGAACGGAAAACGGATTCGCCATGAAATAATCCTCGTTCCATTGCGTCCTAATCACCTCGACGAGGCGGACGAAAACACCGTATTCAGTTATGCGCCTTGCGTATTCGCGGACATACTCGTGTCCGTCCCAGTATTCGCATGTGGACATTTCCTTGTTCCTTTCGTGTTGCCCATGCCGTCAGGAATGGCGGCATGGGCTGGTTTCGATCAGGCAACCTTGAACAGATAACGTGCCGTTCTGATGGCGTTCGGGGTCAACTGGCGTTGCCATACGCCGTTGTGCCTCGACCAGCGGAAGCCATTGCCTTTAAGCCTGCTGCGCGTCTGCTCGTCGGGAATCTCGTCGAAAAGAATCTGCAAGCGGTTTTCGTCCACGTTGCATACAACCTCGCCTCCCTCGAACGTCCATCCTTCCGGCGCGGGTGCGGAGGCTCTCGCCTCCAACTGCGCTATGCGTTCCTTCACGCTACGGATTGTCGCGCTGTTGTTGGTGATGGCGTAGGGCGGGAATCCGACACGCCCCATGAAATCGGGGGTGCGGAGTTTCGCGATCTCGACGGGGTTGAATCCCTGCTCGGCGAGTAGTGCGTCGCCCTTGTATGTGTCCTTCAGGCGGATGGCGGCGTTAGCAGCCTTCATGCGCTCATGAAGCCGCTCCAGTTTCGCCAACTTCTCACGCAGACGCCTCAAGGCATCCGGGTCGTCGGAAGAAATGGCGTGGTTGTTCGTCGCCGCCCTCGCCCTGTCGCGCATTGCGTCCGCCTTGTCGCTTTCGCGAATGCTTGTGCGCATGGCCGCGTCATGGCGGTTGATCGCGCCATTGAGGCAGCCATTGATATTCGGTTGTCCGAAGGGGATTCCATCAACTGCGGCTCGCGCTCGTCCGAAGGCCGCTTGTGCCGCTTCGTCGTGGCGTTTTGCCCTGTCCTGCAACCGCTCGATGCGCGATTCGCGCCGTTCGGAGTAGTCCGCCCTGCCTGTCCATCCGGGCTTCGTTGTCGTGGTTGTGGTTCTCGTGTCCATTTCGGTTTTCCTTTCCGTCTGTTTCATGATTTCCGCGTTCATTATTCATTTCGTGTTGCCCGCGCCGCCGGCCTGACGGCGCGGGCTGTTGTCTTCAGTCCGCAACCGGCACGCCGAACGACACATACAACATTGCATGGCCGATTGCCTCGGAAAGCGCGAACGCCTCATCATAGGTCATCGCGAAGCTCAGGCAGACGGTCTCGCCGACGTTAGGCTTGTGCGAAACGTCGAGCACGTAGCCGCCGACGGGCTCGATGCGGTGGTAGAGCCTGACAACCGTGCATCCCTTGGCCGTGCGGAGGAAAAGCCCCTTTCCGTCGGCGATTGATTCAAATTGTCCCCGGAACACCTGGAGGACCTTCGCCAGGTCCAGAAAGCAGAGCCTGACGGCTATCGAATTGTCCCAGTCAAACGAGGGCGCGGGCGTCGTCGCCTTCTGCGGCGCAATCGTCGCAAGGATTGATCCTTCAGTATCCGGACGAGCCGGATGGAGTTCGAGGCGGAGGGCAGTCCCCGTCCCCCTCGGGTTCGCGTGGTGCATTGTCATTGCTGGTCTTTTCATTGTCTGTCTCCTTGTTTGTGTGCGTGTTTCAGTTTGCGAATCTAAACCACCTGCGGAACGCCGCGCGCGCGGCCTCGGCGGCCTCGTCGGCCGTGCCGTCCTCGCAACGGTGTAGCACGAACAGCGTGGCAACGACTGCGGCGGCGTAGGTCGCAATGATCGCCGCCGAAATCTCGATGAATGATGCGAAGCTCATTAGACCCCCTCCTTCCCCGAGCCGTCATGATTGGCAGATGCGCAGTACCAATCGAGTTCGGCGAGGATCCAGTCAAGCGTCTCCCGATTGATTTCCAAACGGCCCTGCTCGTCGCGGTGGTCGTCCGCCCAACCAAAATCACCCATGATACGATATAGCTCCTCGCGCTCATCCTGGCTCTGTGCAGATCCATAATCTATTGATTCTATGAGTCGTTTGGTGCAATCGCGCGACAGGTAGATCTTGATCTTTTTCATTTTTCTTTCCTTTCCAGCTTTCGCCTTTTTGGGTTGCGGCACAATTTTATCATATTACTTGCTGTTCGTCAATAACAAAAAACAACAATGTTTTCACACGGGGAAAACCTTGATTTTTTCAAGGTTTCGTGCCGATTCGCCTGTCCATGACAAGTGACAACGACAAAAAATTTTTGTCATTTGTCTTTGTCATGACAAATGACATGACAAACTACCCCCTACGGGGGTAAATGTCTTGTCATGTCACGACATGGTGAGTTAGACATCGGACAGGCGGCGTCAGGCTTCGCCGCCATGTCCCCATGTCACTACACTCACCGGGCACGTCTGTCTTGTCACGCGATGGTCTAGCACCACCTCGACAATGCGACAATCGTCTCATGTCAACCAAACACCAGATTCTCACTCCATCGGAAATCGACGCGATCAACCTCCTTTGCGATCTCGCCAAAAACCCGCACAACAAACAACTGCAACTTACCGACGAAAGCAGCGATCCCCAAAATCGCCCACCTTTGCGTTTGCAAAATCTCGCGCTTCCCGCGCGCGTGTCGGCCTGTCGCGTCGTTCTGGCGGTTGCAAACGGCGTCCATTACGCACAAGCGCTGAAGGACAACGGCTTGACGCATCTCCAATTCACGGCAATGAGGCTGAAAGACAAGGATTTCTTCGCGGTATTTGAGGCGGCAAAGCGCATTCGAGACGAAATGACGGTGGCAAAAGCGCGTACCGGCCTCGACAGACTGGTTAGCGAGGACGGATGCGAACTGAACGCCAAGGCTGTCATGTTCGCGGCTGAACGCCTCGACCCGGAGCGGTTCGGGAAGAGAGAAGACGGGCAGGACGGCGGCAAGGCCGGCGCGAAGACGGTGTACAACATCGTCATAAACGCCGGATCGGCGGCTCAACCTTGCGGCAACCTTGCGGAAAACCCCATGCGGACGCCTGTGATAGACGCAGAATCCCATGAATAGGCGCTTAAACAAGGCAAACGCTTCGGGTGTGACACCCCAAAGGGGCGCAAAAAGGCGTTCTGTCCCGCCTGTCGGCAAGCCGGAAGGCAAGCGCGGACGCTCGACGGCAGACGAAAGCGATGTCGAAGGACGCATCACCGACGAACGCACACCTTCACGAAGGATGCGAACGCCGAAAAGCGGTGGCGGTTCGACCTGCCGCGCGGTCGCTGGCGGCGCCGACCTGGGTGTGGGGGGTAGCGTCGCGTCGCTCGCCGCCCGCCGAGGAACCGCGCGGGGGGCCCCCGCGTGTTCATTCTTGGGCAGGGTACGGAATCTTGGGCGAGGGGTATGGGGGTTTGGTTCCATCGTCGGCTGGATTCCTGCGGACGTGCGTCCGTGGTGGTGGTGTCGGCGGATGGGCTGGAAGCAGATATTCAGTCGGCAGACCGGGCCGCTTGTGAGGGCCAGGCCGTATGTGCTTGGCGATGACGGGCGGTATCACCTGCCGGAGCGTTGGGAGGTGGTCTGATGGCGAAGCCGAGGGTGTTTGACTACAAGGCGAGTCCGACGTGCAGCGCGTTCCATTGCACGAAGGGCGACCATGTGAAGTACAAGGGGATTCGCGGCCCTGTGGGTTCGGGGAAGTCGGTGTCGTGCTGCCTAGACCTGTTCTTGTCGTGCAACGAGCAGGAGCCGGTCCAGATCGGTGCGCGCCAGATCCGCTGGAAGAAGACGCTGGTTGCGCGAAACACGTTTTCGATGCTGAAGAACACGACGATCGAGACTTGGCTGCAATGGTTTCCGCAGACGGAGATGCACTGGTCGCCGCCGATCAAGGGTCGCTTGGAGATGCCGTCGATCCACAACGACGGGACGTGGATAAGGCAGGACCTGATCTTCTACGCGACGGACTCCAACACGATCAAGACGGACGTGATGGGCTTGGAGCTTTCGGACGCGTGGTTCAACGAGGCGTACCAGATAGACTTCGACATCATCCACCTTGCGTCGTCGCGTATCGGGCGGTTCCAGCCTGTGAAGGGCAAGTTCCTGAAGTCGTTTCCGACGATCATGGACACGAACGCGCCGAACGACAGCAACTGGTGGTACACGAAGGAGCAGGTGGAGCGGCCGGACGGGATGGAGTGGTTCATCCAGCCGCCGGCGCTGATCTTGACGAAGGGCAAGGACGGCGGCGACCTGTATCTGGACAACAACCAGGAGAACGCGAAGAAGTTCGGGATTCGGCCTGCGGAGAACGTCGAGAACCTGCGGGACGGCTTCGGGTACTACCGCAAGATGCTGATCGGCGCGAAGCCGGACGTGATCAAGCGTCTTGTGCTGAACCAGTACGGGACGAGCTGGGACGGACTCCCGATCTACCACGAATGGAACTGCGACATACACGTCAAGCGCAACCTGCCGTTCATGCGGGGATTGCCTCTGCATGTCGGGTGGGACTTCGGGCGGACGCCGGCGGCGGTGTTCATCCAGCTCGGGAACGACGGGATATTGCGCGTTCTCGGGGAATGCACCTGCAAGGGGATGTCGATACAGCAGTTCTGGGTGGAGGTCGTGCGGCCGTACATGCAGAGGCGCTTCGGCTGGCCGAACTGCAAGGTCATGGGGTGGGCGGACCCGTCCGGCGCGAACCAGGGCAACGAGTTCAACATTTCGTGCATACAGGTTTTGAACGCCTACGGCATGCCGGTGAAGCCTGCGCCAGGCCTGAAGAACAACGACTTCAACGTTCGGCGCGACGCGGTGGGCGAGTTCATGCGGCAGAATTGCAGCGGCCAGCCCGCGTTCCAGGTTGACGGTGACGAGTGCCCGGAGCTGGTGGCCGGCATGAACGGCGGGTACTGCTTCCGGCGGATTCGGACGGTGACGGGGCTCGGGGAGGAGCGGTACGCGGACGCGCCCGACAAGACCAATCCGTTCACGCATCCGCAGGACGCGTTGCAGTACGATGTTCTCGGAGCGACGCGCGGCGACATGAGCGGGTTCACGGCGATGCAGGGAGCGGCGGGAGTGCAGGGCTTCATGAACCTTGCGGTTGGAGAAGATCTGGAATGCGTCTAGCGGCCCGAAACGGGCGATGTCCGGTTTCGCTAGGTTTTACGGGCTATTTCGGATGCGAACGTCCAGCGGGTTGACCGTTTTTGTCTGCTTCGTACATTATTTGACGTGAACGCCCTAGAAGAGATTTTCGGGGTAGCTCTCGCTACGCCCGGCAAGACGCAGACCGTGACGACGATCACGGGCGAAATCTCGCTGTCGCCCGACGAGCGGGCGGAAGAGGTGCCGACCACGCAGGCGATGTCGAACCTTGCGACGCGCGTCATGGGGAACTGGCGGACGAACGTTGACCACAGGGTTTCGTCCGGCGTTGACGCGAAGCTGCGCAAGGCGCTTCTCGCGCAGACTTGCAGCTACACGCCCGAGCAGAAGGAGAAGATGCGCCGCTCCGGGATCAGCGAAGAGGTGTTCTCGCCGATCACGAACACGAAGGTGCGCGCGGCCAAGGCGATGCTGATGGACATCTTCGCGGCGAACGGCGACTATCCGTTCTCGTTGAGGGCGAGCGCGGATCCGGAGCTGCCGAAGCAATGCGAGGAAGAGGCGAAGCTCGCGGTCAAGATGGACATCGACCGCGTGTTCGCGTCTCTCGGCAAGATGAACAAGCGGCTTTCCCCGAAGGGCGAGGCCGTTTTGGGGTCGCTTGTGCGCAATGCGTATTCATCCCGGTACGACGAGATATTCCATCGCAGGGAGCAGATCGCCAAGACGCGGGCGGCGCGGATGGAGAGGCGCGTCAATGACTACTTCGACGAGGGCGGATTCGTGGACGCGTTCCAGGAGTACGTGAACTACGTCTGCATCTACGGGACGGGCGGCATACTGGGGCCAATTCCCATCGTGAAGGAAGTGAACGACTACCGCACCGTGAAGGGAGTGCCGAAGGTCGTCCGCGAGCTTCGCACGGTGCCGAGCTTCAAGGCGATAAACCCGTTCGACATGTACCCGGCGCCGGGGGCGAAGGACGTTGAGGACGGTCCGCTCTGCATCCGCGTGGAGTATTCCTCGCACGAACTCAAGCGCTGCTCGTCCAAGGTGGAGTGCAAGAGCCGGCACACCGACAAGGCGAACGGCTGGATGTGGCACACGGTGAGGGCGCTTCTGGACGCGCACCCGAACGGCGAGGGCTGCAAGCTGGTGGGCGATCCGATCGACATGGCGCGGCGCGAGGCCGAGCGCAAGGGCGCGGAGAATCCGAAGGACTGCATGATGGAGGGAGTCCTCTGCTACGACTCCGTGCGCGGCTCGGAGCTGATCGAGCTTGGCATCACCAGGAACCGCAGCAACAAGGCCATCGAGTTCACGAAGTTCTACAACGTCGAGACGATCGTCATCGACGGCTACGTGGTGTACTGCCGCATCATAGACGACCGGCTTGGGCGTCCGTTCGTGAAGGGCGTGTTCTACGAGCTTCCCGGATCGTGGTGGGGCGAATCCATCGCCGACAAGCTGACGATGGTTCAGAGCACGATGAACAATGCGATCAAGGCGCTGTTCAGGAACATGGCGGCGGCGTCCGGCCCGATGTACTACATCAACGACATTTCGCGTCTCGTTGACCGCGACGGCACGGGGCTGATGGTGAAGCCGCACAAGGTGTTCACGTTCCAGCCGTCCATGTCAACGAGCCTCGGGGTGGCGAGCGGCGCGCCGATGGGCGTCATGGACGTTCCGTCCAAGGCTGCGGAGCTTCTTCAGGTGTTCGAGCGCATGAAGACGCAGGCGGACGACGATTCGGGGATTCCGGCGTACACCTACGGGCAGGCGTCCGGCAACTCGGGGGCGATGCGCACGGCGCAGGGCTTGCAGATCTTCACGGAGGCCGCGTCGCGCGGCATGAAGATGGTCATCAACACGACCGACAGGCTTGTCACGCGGCGTCTCGTCCGCAAGGTCGTGGACTACATCATGCTCTACGACACGGACTTCGAGATCAAGGGGGATTGCGAGGTCGTGCCGACGGGCATCATGGGCAAGATACTCCGCGCCCAGCAGAGCCAGGAGCGCCAGGCGTTCATCCAGATGATCCAGCGCGACCCGGACTTCAAGCAGCTTCTGGGACCGAAGGGCTGGACGGCTCTTCTGCGTCCGTCCGTCCTCGATCTCGCCATCAACCCCGACGACGTGCTTCCTTCCGAGGAGCGCATCGCGGAGCTGGAGAAGATACAGTACGTCAAGATGCTGCTTGAGGTCGAGCAGGCCAAGGCGCAGGCGGCGCAGGCGCAGCAGCCGGACGAGGGCGCGCAGCCCGGAGGAATGGGCGCACCCGCGCAGCCGGCGCCGTTCTCGGTGGCCGAGAGGAGGAACGCGGCATGATGGAAGAAACTCCCAAAGACCCGATACGGGAGCTGGAGAACTCCGTCAACGCGATCATGGAGGAGTTCTGCTACGTCGTCGCCGCCACGGGACGCGCGGAGCAGTTCATCGACGCGATGAAGAAGCGCGCGGAGATAGCGGCGCGCACGTTCATCCGCACGCCGGCCGAGTACCGGGACATGGCGGCTGGACAGATTTCGATTTGCTACGAACTGGCCGACAGAGCGAAATCCGCTCTTGACGCTAAGGCGTCCTTTGCCACGGACGCAGAGGCGAACAGGATTCGGAAGGAGGTCGCGGCCATGAAGTAGCGAAGCACCGCCGACGGATTCCGACCGTTTTTCGGCTCCGGACGGCAACACCAACTCCCGGATGGCACCGGGCTTGATGAGGAAAGACAAACCATGAACGAAGAAGCGAAAAATGCGATGGAGGCCCTGGGCGTGAACGCCGCAGGGGGAGAAGGAGATCACGCAGGTGGCGAGATCGACTGGAAGGCCAAGTACGAGGAGGCGCAGCGACAGCTTGCGTCCGCCCGAGTCGAAGAGGGACGCGTCAAGAAACTTGACGGGGAACTCAAGGCCGCGCAGTCGAAGATCGCCGAGCTTGAGAAGGCAACCGCCCTCGGCGCGTTGCCGGCGGAGCTACAGGACGTACCTGATTCCGTGAAGGAAACGGCCTTGCTGCTTTCACAAAGGGCGGTCGAGGGCGTGAACGGGCGCATGGCGCAGCTGGAGAGGACCGTTGAGGAGGACAAGGCGATACGTTTGGCCCAGATGTCGAACGCGTTTGTCGCCCGAATCAACCAGAACTTCCCGTGGTTCGCCAAGGGCCTGAAGGAGGGTGGTGCGCTAAAGGCCGCGTGGGACCAGTACCAGATTCCCAATGCCGCTTCCATCAAAGAGGCGTTCGCAACGTTGAACTACGATATGCTCGCCTACCACATCAAACGCTTCTGCGAGGCATATGGAGTCGATCCTTCGGGAGGTCGGGACCCCAACGCCGCACCCGATCCCCGCGCAATGGGCGGCGGTGCAGGCGCACAGCCCACGCCTGGAGGGAAGAAGATCTACACGCCAGAGGAATGGGAACGCGAGTTCGACGACTTGCAGAACCAGTACGACGGCGGGATCATCGGACCGAAGGACTACGAGGCGAAGCGCCAAATCCTAACGGACGCCTACAAGGAGGGGCGCGTCAAGCCGAAGCAGTAGCGGAAGCTAGGTGCGCGACTCCTTCGCGGCGTCGAAGGAGAATGGAAAAATGCCTAATGTTCCTGTGTCTCAGATCTGGCCGAACGGCCAGCTGAACCATCCGGGCACGCAGCCCGGAAACAGCGTGGGCCACTTTCGTCGTCGCTTCCGCGAACGTTCGATCCTCGGCCGCATCACAAACCGCAACTACGACGCCAGCCAGTTCAAGGGCAAGGGGTCCGTGCTCACCATCCCGGACACTCCGGTCGTGACCACGCGCAAGACGCGCATGGGCGTTCCGGTGGAGTACGAGGAGGTCAAGACCGGCGCGCACTTCATGGTCATTGACCGTGAGCGCTACTGGGGCATCAAGATCGAGGACGAGGACAAGCTCTTCGCCAACTTCGACATCGAGAGCCCCATCGTCCAGGAAGCCGACCTCCAGCTTGCGGAGGATGTCGAGGACGAACTCGTCTCCGACGTTTTCGGCAAGTGCCATGAGGCCAACCAGGGTACGGGCGCGGGCATCAAGTCCGGCATCTACAACCTCGGCACGGCGCTGGCGCCGGTGACGCTCTACAAGAGCGAGGCCGCGCGCGGCGGACGCGAGGGCGCGATCGCAACGGACCACTTCGCCGACTTCGGCAACGTCATCGGCGAAATGCCCGGCGGCATCGGCCCCGGCGCGTTCATCCTCTGCCCCCGTGCGGTTGCCGGCCTCCTCCAGAAGAGCGAGATGAACCGCGCCGACTGGATGGGCACCGCGCAGTCCCTGCTGCGCCGTCCCGTGGAGTTCCTGGGCGACATCGGCGGCATGACCGTCATCGCGTCCAACCGGCTCCCGATCTTCCCTGCCACGCAGTCCTCGCCTGCGATCTTCCCGATCCTGTTCGGCGACAAGCGCGCGATCTCCTTCGCGGAGATTTTCCGCTTCCGCGACAAGATGACGGACATCCGCGAGTGGGGTTCGTTCCACCGTGCGAAGATCATCTACGACTGGTACATCGACCGTCCCGAGTTCTTCGGCGTGTCCTACGTGAGCATCGGCGCGCCGGCGGTCAACGGTTCGGCTTCCGGTTCCGGTTCGTAAGCAAGGAAAGGAGTTAGAACATGGCAGCTCTCACGACTAACACGGGCCTCTTCTCGGCGGACGGAGCGTCCGATCCGAAGGTTGGCTTCAAGGGCATCACGTTTACGCGCGAGGTCGATTTCGGCCAGACTGGCGTCACCGGAGCGGTGAACTACGAGTTCATGGACATTCCCAAGGGCTTCGTGGCTCTCGCCATCGGCATCGAGGAACTGGAGAAGTGCCCCGCAGGCACGATCACCGCAAAGGTCAAGGGGGATTCGGACACGCTCGGCTCGGCCCTCACCGTCGGCGGTGACGCGCTCGCCGCAGGAGTCTACACGGCTTCCAAGGCGTTCGCCGCTGCGGACGTTCTCTGCCTCGTCCCGTCCGTCGCGATGGGCGCGGGCCGCGTGCGCATCTCGCTCACGGGCGTCCTGCCCAACGGCGACACGCGCTACTCGCCCGAACACGCGGCGCCGTGGCGCAAGGTCGGGAACACGCAGCGCAACGTTGCGGAGCCCGACCGCCTGCTCGGCAAGTAATGCACGATGACAGGCAAAACGTCTGGCGGGGATTTCCTAGTCCCCGCCAGACGAAACCCCAAAACCAAAGAAAGCATACCAATGAGAAACACATCCAACGTAAAGCGCTACTACGTGATGAATCTTCACGACGGGCGCATCCTTCTCGCCACACGCGAACTTCTCACGAATCCCGACTACCGCGTCATTTCAGAGGCCCTTGCCCGAAAGATCGAGTCTAGGCTGATCGACTGGCGCAAGAGCGCATTCGAGCTTCGCCAGCGCGACAACCTCGACCAGGGCGAGCTGATGAAGCGCGCCGAACAGGAGAAGGTGAAGAATGTCCGGCAGAGTGCAATCACGCGCGAAAACGTGGAGCAGTTCGAGACCAAGCTTTCAGAAGCCGAGGTCGGCGAGGTGTTCGACGGCGGCGCTTCCGAACAGCCTCCGGCGGACGATGGCGGCGACGCGCCGGCACCCGCAGGCGGCGGGGAGAAGAAATCCGGCAAGAAGTCCGGCAAGAAGCAGTCGAAGCCTACCAAGGAGGAACAGCCTCCGGCGGACGATGGCGGCGAAGATGAGCCGGACAACGCCGAAGCCCCTGCCGAGGATCTGGACATCTGACGTTGAGGTGTTGCAATGGCGGCAAATTCGTTCCAGGAAGAGAGAGACACGCCCGAGTACGCGACCGTTGCGGAACTCGCCGCGAATCTCGTCTATCGCCTTCCGGGGTGCGAGGACGTTCTCATACGTCGCGCGCTCCGTGAGGCGTATGTCGAATTCTGCCGCCTTGCAAACGCCCTCGTCACGGAGCAGACCATCGAGCTTGAGAAAGGCGAGACGGACTATCCCGTGACGAGCTGCACGCCGGACTGCCGCGTGGAGTGCGTCCGCAGGGTCTGCATCCGCCATCATGTCCTGCGCGAAGGTCTGGACTACGGCGTTGCGGCCGGCATCCCGCCGACCATCAGAATCCACGAACGGCTCCTTCCCGAAAGGGACGTCGACGAGCGGACGCTTCTTGTGCAATGCCTTGAAATGCCGAACTCCGGCAGCGAGCGCATCCCGCGCTGGTTCGTCAGGAAGTACGGCGATGCGATCTGCGCCGGTGCGCTCGTTCGCCTCTACTCCATGTCCGAGAAGCGTTGGACGGACATCGCCCAGGCGCGGATCGAACTTTGCAGGTGGGAGGGCTACGTCGCCGGCGCCCGGATAGGAAGCGTTGGCGGATCGCCGTTCGGCAACGGCCACATCAACACAGTTGACACATCGGAGCTGCTATGAGCGAACTTGTCATAACGCCAAACTTTGAGAAGAAGTCTGCGCGGTTCAAGGGAACCGTGGCGGCAGGCGAACATGCCAGCGTCCGCATCGTCGGCGCCGGAACGCTTACAAGAACCACGCTCCGTCTGCGGGCGGTGTTCCTGAAGGACACTCTGGCTGTGTTCCCTCTCGTCACTACAGGGGCGACGCCGGACGCCTGGGCGGTTGACGGCGACGATCTCACCTGCACGATCAACCTCAACACGGCGCAGATGCAGAAACAGCTTCGCCGCGTGTTCGAGAAGGAAATACTTTTCGTTCTCGATGACCCTACGATCCATGCGCTCTACTTCACCGATCTGTGCGTGATCCGAGGATGGCCGCAGGAAGAAGGCATCGACAAGCCCGTTGATCTTGACGGGTATTCAGATTTCGTCGTGGACACCAAGTCGCGGCTTGACGCAGTAGAAAGCGCGATTGAGGCGAATTCGTCGGCAATCTCGGCTGAATCTACTGCTCGCCAGTCTGCCGACGCGCAACACACGGCTGCAATCTCAGGCGTTTCAGATGTCGTTTCCGGCAAGGCCGATGTTGCCGATCTCGCCGATCTCGCCACCAAGGAAGATGTCAATGTCGCCCTCGACGGGAAGATGTCGAAGGAGGGGTTCGGTGCGTTCGACGGCATCGCGGCCCCGTCGGCGTCGCTCTCGTCCCTTAAGAACGTAGTCGCGAGCATTCTTGCCGTGCTGAAAGGACTGAAGTCATGAAGAAGGTACTGGTTGCAATCGCGAGCGCGGCGTTCCTCTGCTCGTTCGGCGCGCTGAAGGACGCGGCTGGGAACGCCGTCACGGCGGAGACGCCGTTCGGCGACGTGGACGGCGAGACGGGGACGGTCGGCGATCTGGTCCGCGCGGGCGGCGCGGCGGCGACGAACGAGATACCTACGAAGGTCTCGCAACTGAAGAACGATTCCGAGTTTATCACCCCCGAACAGGTTGAACCGAGCCGCATCTATCGGGGACTCGCCAGACAGGCCGAGTTCGCGGTAGACGCCAATTTCGCAAAATATGTCACGTGGTCCGGGGTGACCTCCAAGCCTACGACCATTGAGGGCTACGGCATCACGAACGTCTACACGAAGGCCGAGGTGGACGCGAAGGGCTACGTCACGGAGGCCGTCACGAACGGGCTCGCGACGGCGGCGGACCTCGCGGGGCACGTGCCGGCCCGCGCGGAGACGGTCGGCACGGACGGGCTGTGGACCGACGCGACGGGCGTCGTCTGGCGCGTCGTCCGCGAATACGGACCGTGGACGCACAGTGCGGACGGCGCGGACTACATCACCTGGTTCTGGGGCGAGGACCCGAACGGCGAAACCGGATGGGTCGGAGGCGTAGCAGTTGGAGGCGTCGGGGGAATGCCAACCGTGCGGTCGAAAGACCCGGATGCGGTCTCCGTCGCGTGGGGCGAGAACAACGTCTCGATCCTGTCGACGCGGGGCGTCTCCACGACGACGGCCGCCGTCGACAGGGTCTCATACGCAAGCGGCCTCGCCGCAACGGTCACGAACGCCGTGCGGGAGGTGGTGCGCGAGACGGGCGACCTCCTCTGGGACGAGGAGCTGCAGGTCACGTGGAAGGCGACGTTCGAGGGCGGAAACCTCTGGTACACGCCCGTCACGAACGTCAACATCACGGGGAGGGGCGAATGAAGACGAAGACGACGCTTCCGCTGCTCTGCGCGGCCCTCTGCGCCGTCGCGGCGGCGCAGGACGCCGCGCCGGGGAGGCGGCTCTCGCTCATGGTGGACGAGGAGGGGCGGCTCAACTCGACGAACGCCGTCGCGACGGTGGCGGACCTCTCGGCGGCGGCGGCCGGCGCCCTCGTCGCCGACGCCAAGGCCGAGGCCGCGAAGGAGGCGACGGACACCGGGACGAACATGATCGCGGGCGTCTCCGCCGCCATCGCCTCCTCCGAACTCGTCGTGTACGTGAAGGGGCGCGTCTCGTCCTTCGAGGCGGGGACGCTGTTCGGGCCCGACGACAGGATCGGCATCTACGACTTCAAGGTCCAGGCAAACGCGGACGGCACGACGACGGCGAAGACGTGGTGGTTCTCGACCGTCCCCATCGGAAGTTCGGACGTGTACCTCAAATGGGCGGATTCGCTCACCAACAAGGTGTTCACCGCCGTGGACGCGGATTCCAACGTCCCCCTCGGCACGCAGACGGTCGGCTCGAACATGTACCAGAACGCCTACCTCATGACGAAGACGTTTACCAGCCTCCCGCAGTCGTTCTTCCGCGTCGGTCTGGAGCCTGACGCGCCATCTGGCGACGGCTCCCTGCTGGACATCAAGGGCGTTGCGGGCGGCTTCACGGGGACGATTGTGGCCGGGGAGACGCTTATCGTCTCGAACGGCGTCGTGGTCGGAAAGGAGGTGCAGTGATGGGAGCGTCGTATCTCGGAGTCATCGACTGCGTGGAGCAGGCCCGCCTCGCGGACGCGGCGGCCGTGCGGGAAGCATGGACGTACGCATTCGTCATCAGCCTCATGGTGGTCGTCCTCTGCGCCGCCGTCTGGGCGGTCTGCCGCATGGTCCGCAGGAAGGTGCGCCGCCCCGCGACGAGGGCCGCGCTCGCGCTCCTCGCACTCGGCATGACTGCCTACGGCGGCACGAAGATCGTCACGGCGAAGGGCATCAACCTGACGAAGTGCGAGGTGGACGCGAAGAAGGTCTCGCTCGAATGGAACACGTCGGACGAGCGCATCAAGCCAGAAACAAAGTTCATGATACAGGCGTCCCGCGAAGGAGGCAGTGGGTACGAGACGTTTGCCACGACAACGGCCTCGAACGCAGTCATACCGCGCTTCACGGTGGACAGGACGCACGCCTGGCGCATCGCGGTGGACGCGGGGGAGGTACAGGGGGACGAAGGGGGGGCGGAATGACGCGCGCGCTCACGGCACTTCTTCTCGTCGCACTCGCCGGGTGCGTTCCAGCGGTCGCTGACGAGGTTGCCCCGATTGACGCTACGGCGACGAACCTCTACATCGTCTCGAACGTCGAGATCCGCAGGGGCTGGCGGCGCGACCAGGTGATGGAGGACGGCACGAACCTCGTGGACCGCTCGGGCGTCGTCGCGGCGAAGGCGGACGGCGCGGCCATCGAGACCGTCTCAAACGGCGCGGCGGAGATCGCCGATGCCGCCAAGGCGGCGATGGAGGCGGCGGTCGCGGGCCTCGCCTCCGTCACGGGGCAGATCCCCGCGCGCGCCCAGCACGCCCTCCTCTGCGTGCGCCCGGACCTCGCCGCGCGCCCCGCGCTCACGTTCGTCCTCACGAACGCCACGGTCTCGGCGGACGGGCGGACGCTCTCCTTCGTCGCGGCGGCGAACCGCCTCCTCGGCTCGCGCCCGTCCATGACGCTTGCGTTCGGCGACGGCGTGGACGAGGAGGAGACGGCCAAGGTGAAGTGGACGGGCGAATGGGACGCCGCGAGCGCGTCGCACGCGGGGTCTGTCGAGATCCCGGCGCGGTACAGGGGGCGTCCCGCGTGCCTCTTCGAGAACGTCGCGCTCGGCGACGCGGGCGGGCTCTTCGACTTCGGCTCGCTCGTCGTGGCGGTCGGGACGAAGACGGCGTGGAACGGCGTCGTCACCAACGCGCTCGACGGCGCGGAGGTCAAGGTGGAAAACGGGTTCTTAAAGTCAAACGTGAACGGAGGCGTACAATGAAAACGGCGATTGCGGCATGTATTGCCCTGCTGGCCGCGACTATGGCATGGTCGTACAAAGAGGTGACGAACGAGGTCGCGCTCACGGACGCGGAGGTTCGGATGGTCGAACGCGCGAGGGCGAGGAAGGCGAAGGCCGTGGAGGCCGCGAAGGTCGCGTCCGCGCGCAACCGCGCCGAGGCCATCGCGCTCATGGCACCCGGCATGACGCGGAACGACCTGAACGACGCGCAGCTCGGCCCGCACGTCGGCGCGCGCGCCGCGACCGCATCCGCGAGGCAGATGGTTCCGAAGACGGTCTTCGGCCGGAAACGCATCGTCGGCATGGACGCCGAGAGCGTGCCCGGCTACGTCGTCTACACCTACGCGCAGGGCGGGCGCGTCTGGTGCGAGACGAACGCGCTGAAGGCCGTCGCGTTCAAGGCGGACCGGAACCGCTACTCGAAGCTGAGGATCGTGGTGGCGGCGAAGGCGGCCGGCAAGTGGGACGCGCTGAAGGCGGGGATCGCGGCGGCGGACCTCGCGGACGAGTGGAATGCCTGCCAGTACATCGAGGACGGCGACCCCTCGTTCGTTGCCGCCACAAACGCGGTCGTCACGGCTGGCATCGCGACGGCGGAGGAGATCGCCGCGTTCCTCGAACGGGCAATCGACAACTAGGAGGAGGCGTAGCCATGTGCGACAGGGACCATAAGGAGGGAAGGGAAGTGAAGTGGCTTGTCACAATAGCTGTGTTGACGCTCCTTTGCGGATGCCTCTCGGTTGTCCGCATCCCGCTCTGCAACGAACAGGTTTCTGACGAGGGCGAGGTCACGAACCGCGTATGGACTTCATTCTGCGACGAAGTGCCGTGGATGCGCGTTTATCCGACGGTCAAGATGCGGTGCCGTGTGACGGCGGAGTGGTTGAAGCCGATACCGCCCGAAGCCAAGGGGAAGAGACTTCGGGAAATGCGGATGTTCAAGCATTGGGGCTGGATTCCGCTCGGCGTGATATGGCTCACCGCGCCGTTCGATTCGGCGATAGACACGGCGTTTCTTCCGTTGGACCTGTATTGCAGGAAGGAGGCGAAGTAGGATGTGCATGAGAGCAACAGATGAAGGCTGCATCCTTCAGGAGCAGCAGAGGGAACTTAAGGAGAAGGTGGCCCAGATGGACAAGCGGCTTACCAATGTCGAGGACGACGTTGGCAGGATGCGCAGCGAAACACAGGACGGCTTCAAGGCTGGGGCGGCGCAGATGGCCGCGATCAACACGTCCGTCGACAACCTCGCCCATGATTTCGGACAACGCTTCAACAACATCGAAACCACGGTAGTTGCGGAGAAGGTGAAATGGGGCGAAACCCTGCGCTGGGTCGTGAAGATGGCTGTGCGCGTGCTTCTCGCCGGAGCGGCGGTGGCGATGGGCGTCACCACGTTGAGGATGTTTATCAAATAATTTCCGGCGGCATTCCGCTTCCGGGACAACGAAAGGAAAAATGATGAAATCATTACTGGTATGGCTGGGGAAGAAACTCATCACCAAGAACGCGCTAAAGGCCGCGATTCACGCGGCGAACAAGCGTGTAGCGGAAAAGGCTGCGAACGAACGGACGCAGCAGATCATGGGATATGGCGAGGACGCGTCAACGCTTGTCGCTGCTTATCTCAAGGCATACACAAACGATGGGCGCATCGACGACGCCGAGCGCGCAGAGATCGACGCCCTGTGCGATACGACGCTGGACAAGTATCTGTCCGACGATACGCTGGAAGTCGCCATCGAGGCAATCGTGAAGTGAGGTGCATCATGGGTAAGACGAGCAAGTGCAAAGACAAGGCCAAGGCCAAGACCGACAAGGCGAAAGCCAAGGTCGCCCGGAAGTGCAAGGGGAAGTGTGCGGCGCTTTTCGCGGCGTTCGCTCTTGCGTTCCTCGCGGGTTGCGCCTCTTCCGAATCGGCGCAGCCGGCGAAGTCGCAGACGCTGACGGCTGATCTCGATGGCTGCACCATCATCATCGCCGGCAAGGTTTCGATGCCTATTGCGGGTACGAACCAGACGATCACCGCCGAAGGTGAAAAGCTGCCTACGATCGAACTGCTCACGCAGACGCAGAGCCTGGAATCGTCCGGCACGGAATCGTATGCGCAGACGGCTACGCAGCCCACCACGACCGATGTCAAGCCCGATGTCGATCTGCATTACAACGATGCGGTCGGCAAGGGTGGTGATGCGGCTTCTGCGTTCCTATCGGCGCTTACTACGGAGTGCTTTGCCGCAGTCAAGGCGGCAACCGCCAACAAGCAGAACGGAACGATCACCGTCCAGACGAAAGACGGAAAGATCGAGACGCTGGACTGCGAGAACGGGACTTGCACGACTTCGAGTGGGGTGAAGATCACCTCGGAGAACTGCGAGAGTTGCACCGTGAAATGACGTGAACTTGCTGGCGGCGAAAGTCGGATTTCGTGCTTTCGGTCTTTCGTCGCCAGCTCCAACCTTCAGGAGAACGACGCAATGGCTTTCTCGACAAGCGATGTGACCGCAAAGGTCAGGCGAATCATAGGCGACAACTTCGAGCCCTACCGCTGGGAGGATGCCGAGATCCGCGAACACCTACAGACTGCCATAAAGCGTCTCAACGTCAATGTGCCGTCCACGCGATACATCGGCGATGACATGGTGGACTACATCGAGCTGCCGGAGGATGCGGACGCGGACATCTCGATCCACGACTCATACGAGGAGGCTCTCGTCTATTACGTCGTCCACCTCTGCTACACCAAGGACGATCCCGACACTTCCAACGCTGAACTAGCCGCAGCGTACTTCACGCGCGCGGACGGACTGATGAGGTGACATGGCAACGGTCAAAATAGCGCAGTTTGGCGGTATAGCGCCACGGCAGCACCCGACGCAGCTTGCGGACAGGATGGCCGTGACCGCGCACAACTGTTCGCTTCTTACCGGAAAGCTCGTTCCTCTCAAAAGCCCGCGTCTCGTAGCCGGCGCGAACGTCCTTCTTGAATCCGGGCTTTCGGACGTTGCGGACGCCAAGAGTCTGCATGTCTGGCACAAGGCAAGCGGAGATTTCGATTTTCTGCTCTTCAAGGGCGTGACGTGGACCGCTCCTGGGAACGTGGCAGACGACGATCTTACGCGCATCGTCGTTTCGGGCGACCGTGATGGCGATGGAAAGGCCGAGCCGCCCGTTGTTTACCTGCGGCGCGGAACGGCAGAGGTGAAAGACATCGTTCCGATCGGAAAGAAGCCGCTTGCCACGCCGCATGTACAGCGCAACTCCGGACAGGGCGAACTGACCGACAACATCCGCTACACCCGCTTTTTCGTCTCTTGGGTTGACAAGGACGAAATGGAATCACCGTTCTCCATGCCAAGCCAGATTCTGGTGAACAGTGAATGGGTGGATGGCGATCTGGAGTATCTTGACGGCGATGCCGTGACGATTACGAACTTCGGTTCAAAGACCGACTATCCCCTTGCGAAGAAGATTCGCGTTTACAAGGTCCTGACCGGAATGGAAAACGGCCGGTGCCAGTTCATAGCCGAGGCGGACGCAACGCTCGACAGCACATGGACGAACGGCATAGGCGTGAAAGTGAAGGATGAGGACGCCGGGGAGATCATGCCGGACATCGGAACGCCGCCGGATGACCTGTCCTGCATCCTCGACGTGCCGGGCGCGTTCTACTGCGGGTTCTCGCCGTCCAAGCCCAAGACAGTCTGCTTCTCCGACATCGACCTCCTCTATTCGTGGCCGGAGGATTACCGCTACGACATACGCGACAACATCGTTGCTCTCGCCGTCACGGCAAACAGCGTGTTCGCGCTGACGGACGGCTGGCCCTACGTGTTGAGCGGAACGGCGCCGGAGAGCATGACCGTGGCGAAGCTCGCCGGCCCTGCGGCGTGTGTCTCTCCAACGGGCGTGTGCGTCTATCGGAATGCCGTCTATTACGTGTCGAACGCCGGGCTGATGATGATCGCCAATTCCGCAGACGCGGGGACCGTGTGCCAAAACCTAACAGAGAAGTACATCACGAAGGAACAATGGCTTGCGTTCAACCCGAAGTCGTGTGTCATGGGGCAGCACGACGGAAAGCTGCTTCTGTTCTTCACGTTCTTTGACGGCAGGCACTTCGGGCTGACGATCAACCTCATGGAGAACGCATCCATCGCTATTTCTACGCATGACGAAGCGGCGGCTTGCCTCTGCGTGGACAACCGCGAGGACAAGATGTACTACGTCAGGGAAGGAGAGGAATGATATGAGGACAGAGACGCTTCTTCAACTTCCGAACGGCGTAATGGCATCATCATTCGCGCTCTCTCCAATTAACTACAACTATATAGTCTCAAGCGGAACGGCTGTGACATACGTCAAAGGGTATGGTATTCCATCTTACGGATACATACTCGGAAACTATAGGATGGGGAATGCCACCATCGTCGCACCGAGCGTTCCAGATGTGAAGGACGGGACGCCCGTCTACTCCTACACGACCAGAAGTGCGCCACAACATATCGGGAACGTCGGAACTGCGATGATCACATACTACAGTTTAACGACATCGCCAGGATCTGGCGGCTCGATGTCGGGCGGTGGAGAGTACGTAAGTGGCAGCACGGCTACTGTAAATGCAACGCCAAAAACCGGGTATGTCGTGGACACGCTAAACGGCGTACAACAGGACAGAAATAAAGGGACGAAATCCACAAGCGTCACCGTGAACAGCGACATGGAGGTGATGGCGACCTTTGTGCCGTACTATACGCTCGCGTTCAACGCAAACGGCGGGGACGGCGAGCCTATCAGCATATCTCCGTGCTTTGCTGGCAACGCCTACGCGATTCCGACAACCGTTCCAAAGCGCACAAACTATCTGTTCCTTGGATGGGCCACCTCGGAGGCTGACGCTGCTAACGGAACAGCCAGCTATCAGCCCGGAGACTATTATTCGCGCTCAAGTGTGAATGCAAATCAGACTGTCACGCTCTACGCGGTCTGGAAGCAGTACACGCTTACCTACGACGCCAATGGCGGCTCTTCCACCCCTGCGTCTCAATCCTGTTACGGAAACGTGACTCTTGCATCCGCGATCACATTCACGGGACGCACGTTCCTTGGATGGAAGATCGGATCGACCATCTATTCCGCCGGTGCGACATACAACCTTACGGCTGACGCTACCGCCGTCGCACAATGGACGAACATATCATTCCGCAACGACAATACGTCCGTTGGGTCGATTTCCCTCTTTGACGTGTCGCTGAACGAGAAGGTGGCTGACGAGGTTGACGGCTACATCAAGTACAGTGGTGTCAAAAACCATATCTATCGCGTTGACGTGAACGTGTCGAATTTCCTCTACGAGGGGCGTGGCGTGTATGTCAACGGATCGTACATCGAACCGTACCAGTTCACGTTCTCAAACGATGACGTGACTGGTGTTTATTACTTCACCGAAAAGCCGCTCTACTCGTTCGGTTTCACTTCGACGCATGGATCCGTATCGGTTTCGCCTTCCGCTGATTCTGACGGCAAGTATGCTCGCGGTCGTGTGATTTCCATGTCGATTACGCCAGACGCGGGATATGAGGCTCGTCAGGCAACATTCGTAAACATCGACACCAACGATGTCGTGAATAAGTCCGTCGTCGATAACGCTGTGTCGCTTGACGGTATCACGTTCAACACGATGGTGGTCATCGACTACGCCCAGATAGAGTACGACCTTTCGGCGGCGAAGCATACGGCGAGCGTATCCGCGATTTCGTCCGTGTCCGTGACTGTCGGCGGCAACGCGGCTGAAACTGCGCACTACGGAGATACGGCGGTCTTTACGGCAACTGTCGCAAGCGGATTTCTGTTCGCCGGATGGTATGACGGCAGCGGAAACCTCGTCTCGGAAGATGCGGAGTATTCGGCCACGGTGTCAGGCGCGATCTCCCTCTATGCCAAGGCAAAGGTCGCTGCGGCGCTCTCGATCGCATACGACGACGAGGGCGCGGAATCCTGCACCATCACGGTGGACGGCGAGGCGTACACATGGGGCGATACACTTTATGTCGTTCTTGGCGATTCGTTCTCGTATGCGCTTACGCTCGGTGATCGCGTCACCGGCACGCCATGGCAGTTCGACTGCTGGAAGTCCGGCGATACCGCGCTTGCATACGGGCAGAGCGGCGAGGTGGCGCCGAACGCGGCGTTTTCCATGACTGCGCATGTCGCGGCTTCGATTTCGCGGGCGATAGAGGTTGTGGCTGTTCGCATGGGCGATTCTTCTGCCGCAGCCGCCGACGCCGACGGCCTTTCTGGAGCCATTACATGCTACGGAGAGGCAACTACGGCAACAGACGAAAGCGGCGGGAGCGGCGCAGCTGATCCGTTCCGGTTCGTTTTCTCACAGACGCAGATCGTACATGTCACCGCATCCGCGAACGTGACCTTTACCGGCGATTCTGCCGCAAAGTCCTTCTACTGCTTTTCGACAACCGATCCGTCCACGCTGGACGGATCGGCAACGCCGCCCGAAGAAAGCGTTATCTCGTTCGAGGCCGAAACCGCGTTCCTTCTGAACACGTCAGAAAAGCGCATCTACGCCTACTACGGAACGCCTGCCGCCGTGGTGACTACGCTTGACTACGCCGCGCTCTCCGATTCCACGATGGGGTCAATCGCCGTGGTCGCGGTTGACGAAGAGGATACCGCTGCGGAAATCTCATCCGACAGCAAGAGCGCCACGGCCACGCAGGGCAAGAACATCACGATTCGCGCCACGCCGGCGAACGGCTACAGGTTCGCGGGGTGGCATCTTGCGCAGTCTGCGGCTGGCGATCCGGCGTATTCCAACGCCGAAGAGTCCATTCGCGTCACAACGCAGCGCACGATCTACGCCAAGTTCGTGAAGGATACGCATTCGGTTTGCGAATGGGAGGGCGATCCCACGCCAAAGGCGATGACATGGCGTTCCAAGACATACGAATCGTCAAAGCCGTTCAATCCGTCCGCCTGCCGCGTTGACGCGCTCGGCTACAACGGCGACGGCAAGGGGACGCTTCTTGAACTGACGGTTGACATGTTCTCCGCTCCGGATGCGGCGGCTACGGCTTCAACGAAGCTGAACAACATCGCTTCGCAGAACGCCAGACGGCTTCCGGTCCGCAGGATGGAGCGGTACATGCAGATCGAGGTCAAGGCGAACACGGAAGTTGACGCGCTTCTCGTAGGAACGTCGATGGGAGGGCTTGCGCAATGACTACCGTAGTCACAAAGCCGCTTCCTCACAAGGTTGGAAACGCCACCATTTCAAGTGGCGAGTTGAAAACCGTCGTAATGCAGTTCATGGAGAACTTCTTGTCGCTCGGCGGTCAGCTTTCCACCTTGCAGGATGCGGTGCGCGAGCTACAGCGGCGCCCTGCGGCGAAACAGCAACAGTCGTCCGACATCGAGGACATTGAGACTTACGTAGGCAGGGCAGAGACGGCGGCGACAACGGCGGCGGCGGCGAGGGATGCGGCGGTTGCCGCGAAGAACCAGGCCGTTCCGGCGGCTACTGCCGCACTTGCGCAGAAGGAGCTTGCCCAGACTGCGGCCACGGAAGCGGCTGGATCGGCTTCTGACGCAAGCGGCGATGCGGCGGACGCGGCGGCGGACGCGGCTACGGCGAGTTCTGCGGCTGCGCGTGCAGAAGCGGCCGCGAACATGGCAACGTTCATGGCGAGCTTTGCGATCTGCAACGTGGATCTGGGAGTGGACACATACACCCAGTTCCTGATGTCGAGCATCGTTCCCGACACCACTAAAACGTATAAGGTCGAAGTGACGTTCAACAACACTTCCACCACGGCGTACACCTGCACGGTGACGAACGGCACGACAACAAAACAGGCTTCCATTACATCGAGGGCCGGCGCAACGCCGAACGCGACAACGGAGGCATTGGAGGTGGCGGGAACAGGCTACATAAAGATCGACAACCAGGCTGCGACCGTCGATGTGGTCGTAAAGGTCTATTTGGCATAGAACAGGAGGATAAACAATGGCAAACGCATTTGGAGGGAATCCGAACAGCTCTCTTGAAAACATGCTTCGCATGGGTGGAGAACGTGCAGATGCTGGAGTAGGCGCTGCGAGTAATGGACTGTCTGCAGTTCTTGCTGGCGGCGGTCAGATACGCGCGGACACGGATTCCATGCGCGGGCAGGCGCAGCTTGTGAACACGCAGGCCGGTTCCGTGAACATGACGGCGGATGAACTGGCCGCGCTTGCGACTACTCTTGCGCCGTATGCGGACAAGCTCGGCGGGTATGGCGACGAGTTGAGCGCACTTGCCACATCGCTGACGGAACAGGCGAACGACAAGTTCGGACAGGCAGATGCGCTTGTGAACATGGCCCCGAACGCCAGCGGGCTTGCCGGAGAGTACCTGAAGCATTACGCCTCGCTTTCGCCGGAACGGTACGTGTCTCGCGCTGGATCGGATACGCAGGCTTCTGCCGAAAACGCATTGGCGCAGAACCAGCGTGCCCTTGCTCGTCGTGGCGTAAGTGTCGGGAGCGGCGCTGGGCTTGGGATGCGCCAGCAGTACGCCCGTATGCTCGCGGAGCTTACCTCGTCCGCCAAGACCAAGGCGTGGGACGCCGGCAACAAGGCGCAAGGCGAGTTCCTCGGCACGATGACGAACGCGGCCAAGACGTTCTACGACATGGGCACAAGCGGCATGACACAGGCCCTTTCGGCCAAAACTTCTGCTGGCGACATGCAGAAAGGCGCGGCGCAAGTCATCCAGGCGCAGGGCGGACTTCTACAGGACGCCGGTTCTCTCCGTGCGACGGCGGGGACGCTCTACGCGAACGCTGCAAGCATCTTCGGTTCTGCCGCCGGGATCGAGAACGACTACCTCAACCTTGTGGAATCGTCCTACAAGACGCTTTCCGGTGCGTGGACCGACGCGGCGAAATACTATCTCGACGCGGCGGCGACGGAAGTCAGCGCGAACAACGGCGGTAGCGCAAGGGGTAGCGGTGGCGTGACGGTCACGCAATCGCCGTCCGACGATTGGATGAACTGGAAGGGAACCGGTCATTCCGAGTCGTGGAACAAGAACCACAACCCGGATTTCTGGTCACTCGCAAACAACGGTGAAGCGGCATAAGGAGGTTAGACATGGAAAACGAAAACGATTGGAACGAGGCCCTGTCCCAACAGGAGAACGATCGGCAGGCCGCCGATGACGCCGAGCAGAAGAGGTACGGCGAGCAGGTCATGTCGGACTTCGATAACCTTGTGGCGAAGGGCAACCAGCGTAGGGCGGAATCGCGTCGGATGAAAGACGCCACGCTTTCGGCGATGATCCTTCAGGCGAGGAACGGCAACGGCTACGTGCCGCCGGATGTGCTTGACGCGGCATCCGAGAACATGGGGTTCCGCGTGGCCGGGGGAAACTTCGACAAGAATGGCAACTTCATCCTCTACGGATTGCAGCAGGGCGAGGACGGGAGCGCGCAGATGGCGCCTGTAGCCATCGCTTCGCCCGGAATGCAGTTGCAGACGTTGAGCCGAGCGAAGATGGGGATGGAGTACCAGCGCGAAATCTACGAGGGCCTTTCAAGGCGGTACACGCCAGAACAGCTGGAGAAGCGCGGGTACGCGAATCCCGATTCTCCACAGGTCGTCGGCAGCACGACGATGAGCGGAAGCGCGGCAAGGCGTCTGTTCAGCATGGGCGGGCCGGAGCGTCGCGGCGTCAGCTCGTTCAGCGCGGACGGCAAGGGCGGGTTCTCCCGCACCCACACGGGGCCGGACGGCGTGACTACGCGCGAGGACTTCGGGACGCGTGATCCGAACTACAAAGGCGAATGGCGCGTGCTGTCCAAAGGACCGTCCGAAGATTCGGAGATCGAACACGACGAGGTTGTGACGGACGAAAACGGAAACCCTGTCCTCAACGACAAGGGCGAGAAGGTCACTCGCCGCGTCAAGGGCAACCGTTCGCAGGTGACGCGCTACGAGAACAGCAAGACCGGCGAGGTTGTGTCCGTCAAGGACGGCGAAACGCCGCCGTGGGAACGCCAGGCTACGAGCGAGAAGGAGCGAATCGCAAAGATGAACAACGATTCGCGCGAGGCGATCCAGAAGTCCAGGAGCCAGACGGCGAGGGATGTTGCGAATGCTTCGGCGCAAGCGACGAAGGAAAAGGCGCAGAAGGCTTATGAAACCGCTGCTGCCCGTCTCGACGCGGCCAAGGCCAAGAAACAGGCGCTTTCCGCGTCCGATCTCCGCGTCCTCTCGGACATCGGCAAGAACTACGCGCTTCCAGAGGAAGCCCGCAACGCCGCCGTTGACAAGCTGGTGTCGCTTCTCTCCGACAAGGAAGAGCCTGCGCCCAGCGACGGCGACGAAAAGAATGGCGGCGCCGGTTCTGGGAGCAAAAACACAGGTTCTGGCGGCAAAACGTCCAGCGATGGTGGAACGGAGAAGAAGGTTTCATACAATGATCTCAAGCCCGGACAGACTTTTGTAGCCAAGGGCAAGGATGGTCAGCGGCACAGGTTCCGCAAGACGCAAAAGGGCTACGAGCGAATCGACTAACAGGAGAAAGAGACATGGCAAGTTCTTTGTGGGGCCATCGGCAGACAGAGGATGACGAAGAGCTGAAGCGGAAGGGACTGTCCGCGCTGACGGGTGTTGCCGCCAAGGATACTCTCGACAATCCGGATGTCAAGCCGGCAGACGAGATCGCGGACTTCGACGAGGATATGGAAGTCGAAACCGACGATGCCGAAGTTGAACTTCCAGACGATTCGCTTCCAGAAGTGGAGCTTCCCGATGATGCGGAGGACGAGACGCCGAAGATGGGCGTTGGCGAACATTCGCGGATGACGGTGCGATCGGAAACAGGGAAACGCGCTGATGAGATACTGCATGGTGGGGACGACCTCTTCACAAAGACGATGGGGTTGTTCGGCGTTTCCAAGGAAGGTGCGGCGTCCGCGTTGATCCATACCGCTCCGTTCGCCCGTCAGATCTCAAAGATCGACGCATCCCGCGAGGAAAAGGCGCTCGAACGCCTGCGCACGGGCGAATACGACGACAGCGACATGAAGGCTATCGCGGAGGAAGCCGGGCTATCCTACGATCTTGAGGACATAGGACGGGCAACCGCCGGAAGCATGGACCCGATCAACGAGCAGCGCAGGTTCCTCGCAATGACCGCAGAGGACGAATTGCTCAAACGCGCACAGACGAGGGGCGAAGCGTCGAACGAGATTGAACGCAGGGGGCAGACCACCTGGGGCAAGATCGCAAGTGGAACCTTGGAGAACTCCGGCTATGTGGCGTCGTTCATCTACGGTTCTTCAATCGCCGGTGGACTTGGAATCGGCATGACCGCAGCAGAAGGTGCGGGCAAACTCGCCCAGATAGGCGTTGGCGCCGTGAATACGATGATCGGTTCCGCGCCCGTATCCGCCGTCGGAGCTGTCGAAAGATACGAGAGGTTGAGCGGCAAGGACTATCAGGCAGGCGAAAACGGAGAGTTGCAGGTTATCGACAACAACTATGGCGAACTCCGTTCCGCTCTTCAGGGCGGCATAGGCGGTTTCGTGGAAAACACGGTTGTCGAAGGTTTGACCGACACGGCCATCGAGCTTGGATGTCTCGGCCTTTCCAAGATTCCCGGTGCGCAGGCGTTCATCGTGAAGCCTCTCCAAAGGCTCGGCAACGCCGCCGTCCGCAAGATGATGGGCAATAAGGCCGGACGTGCCCTGTTGCAGGTAGGCAAGGCGTACAACGGCATATCGCAGTTCACGCATTTCCATTCGCAGCCGGTCGAAATGCTGGAAGAGGACTTGCAGCCGATCTTCGACAATGTTTTCGGCCTCGACAAGAAGAGCGGCGAATACAAGGGCTTCGGAGCGGAGGCGAAGGAATACTGGAACAAGACGCTTACATGGGCCAATCAGAAGGACATCTTCTATGGGCTTGTCGGCACATGCCTGTTGCAGGCGGGGGCTGGCGGAGCCGGAGCCGCATGGGCGAAGCGTGCGCAGCCGGGTGCGACAACAGCTAAAGAGGCTACATCCGTTCTGACTGACTACGCCAACGTTCCGAAGGAGAAGGTCGCAACGCTCTCGGACGAAGAGAAGATCGCGCTTTGCGAGCTTTACCGCACCATGAGCGCGAATCCCGACAAGATGCTTGAATTTGCGGAACAGCTCGACGCAAAGGCCGGGACGATCATGGAAGAGGTCGTGAACCGCGCAGGGGCGAAGATGAACCGTAGGCTTGAAGCGGCCGGCATGAGCCCGTCCACCTTCAAGATACCGATGCGCGAAGAGAACGGCAAGAACGTTCCCGACTTCCAGTTCACCATCGCCACGGACATGGTGACTGGAAAGACCTACAAGGGGCGTGCCGTCACGGACGCGGAATCTGGCGTCGTGATAATGGAGAACGGGAGCGGCGTTGGCACGGAGAGAGCATATACCGTCATTGATCCGCTCACGAAGCAGTCCGTTGACGTGCCGAACCTCATGCTGGCGCGAAAGGCGGCATCGCTCTTCAAGAACATGGCGGCGATGACGAAGATCGACCGTGCGGCGAAGCAGCAGTACATCAACAACGTCTGGCAGCAGAAGTACGGCAACGCGAACATCGAGCAGTACGACACGGTTCAGCAGGCCATAGCCGCATCGGGGCGGCACGGCGTTGACATTACGGCGCAAGAGGGATTCAACCCCAGCCGTCCGGCATGGCACCTGAACGACGCTACTATAATCTTTGTGCGCGACAACATCCAGTCGCCATACGAGGTTGATACGCTCTTCCAGCATGAGATCATCGGACACCACGCGGAGGCGATGGCCGACGAGTTCATGGACAACCTGGATTCCAAGTCCATGCGTGAGGCGCAAGAGACGCTTGGCCTCACTGACGAGCAGATGGCGGATCCGCGCACAAGGCGCGAGGTGTTCGCAAACCTCATCCAGCAGCGGCGGCACAATCCGTCTTTCATGCAGAAGTTCAAGCACTTCATCCATGAGAAGATGGGCGGCAAGAAGATTTCCGACGCGGATATCGAGGTTCTTACCCAGAGGTGGGAACAGTCCGCAATGGGCGAATCCGGCAACATGAAGTCGGAAAGCGCCGGAACGGAAATGGAATTTCTCGACGCTGACGGCAATGCCGTAGGGATCGAGGATGCGGAGATCGAAGTCGAAGAAGGAGAAACGGCAGATGAGACAGGGCGTGGAGCCGATGAAACACAAGCGCAACCCGCTGAGGGAACAGGGCGACCGGCAGAACCGGAAACGCCGCCAGCAGAAGCGGGAGCAGAGACGGGCGAATCGGAAGATGTGGTAAAGAAACCCGTTGCATCCCGCACCGTCATTGAGAAGATGACGGAACAGGCGCCGGTACAGGAATTGCCTGTTTCGGAGGTGTTCAACGACGATACGCGCATCCCGAACTTCAAGGAGGGCGCGAATCCAGAGACGGGCGAAGTGGAGCCGCTTCAGGGCGAACCTTACGACCTCGTTTCAAACCCCATCGTGGTGATGGAGTTCAAGGATGGAAAGAAGGTTGTCGTGACCGGGCGGCATCGTCTCGCCCTCTACAAGCGCGCCGGGCGAGAGAAGATCGCCGCCCGCGTGATTCGGGAGGCGGACGGCTGGACGGTGCAGGACGCCAAGATGATCGACTCAATCGGAAACATCATAGACGAGAAAGGATCGGTAAAGGATTATGTCAAATACTTCGAGGACGCAAGACCATCAAGGGAAGCAGCCGAAGCCGGCGGATTCCTCGCAAGGCCAAAGGGAAAACTCGCATTCGGCATTTACGAAGGCGCTACAGAGGATACTCGGTCGGCCATTGACTGGGAAGGAGGCGGCGCCGATGGCATGATCTCCGTCGAACAGGCGGGAATCATAGCGGAGGCTGCGCCTCGCAACGGCAATCCGCGCAACAAGGCGTTGCAGCGCATCCTTGTGAAGAAGGCGCTGGACGGCTTGCGCGGTAAGAAGCTCGGCATCCTCGCCCGTTCGCTGGCCGAAGAGGTCAAGAACCAGAAGGAACCTGCATCCGCCGGCGGCGAAATGCAGCTCGACCTGTTCTCGTCGCCGGAAGACCAGGCACTTCTTGCGATGGAGGACAAGCGGGCAGAATACCGCACGCGCAAGAGCCAGGAATACGGGCGCATCGCGGAAGTCTTGCGCACGGCGATGGCCAAGGGCGGAAAGCTCGACCTGAACGACGAATACGCCCGCGAACTTGGTATTACCGACCCGAAGGACAGGAACCAGCTTGCGGCCGCGCGTGACAAGGCGGTTGAGCGCGCGAACTACTGGGAGAACGCCGTCCGCCTGGACGAGGCGGACAAGACGGCGATGGACGCGGAGATCGGAGCATCCGCCAAAAAGACCGAGACGAAGAAAACCGAGGTGTCCGAACGCCTAAAGGCGATCAAGGAGAAGAAACCGAAGCCAAAGGCGGAAACGCCTGCGCCAGAACCGCCGAAAACCGCCTCTGCGAGCGCTCCGCAGAAAGAGGGGATAACTACGCCGCCAAAAGCGGAGAAGCCCGTGGAGGGGCGGAAATCGAGCGATACGGCACCTGTTCGGGAAAGCCGAACAACTGCAAAGCCCGCAACCAGTCAGGAATCCCGACAGGTTGCCACGCCGCGCAAGAAAACGGTCGTGTTGCAGGACGCGGAACGCGCGAAAGCGGCGCAGAACCAGGCGAACGACCTTATGAACCTCTTTGCCACGCCGGAGCTTGATCCGAAGCAGGCGCGAGCGACAGAGGTTGCTAACGCGTTGGAGGATTCCGAGAGCGAGGCGAATGCTGTTATAGATGCGGCGAAGAAATATAGTGATTTTTCGGCGGAGATTTGATATACTATGCGGCATGGAAAATCAAATAAAGATGGATGCTCGAAGGTCGCCTGCGGCGTTGTTCGAGATT